GGCGACGCGCAGGTGTTCGGCGCCGCGCAGGTGTTCGACCGCGCGCGGGTGTTCGGCGCCGCGCAGGTGTCCGGCGCCGCGTGGGATGTTTCGCCGTTTTTCGCGATCGTCGGTCGGTTCGGGCTCACGCATACGGATCGCAACCGCGTTCAGATCGGCTGTCAGAACCATAGTATTTCTGAGTGGCTCGGCAAAGTCGGGCGCGATCTCAAAAAGCAACACAACTTGACGAGTGGCGAAGCCCAGACCATTCATACGCTACTCTTGATGCTCAAGAACGCGAAACAACCGAAAGCCGTCAAGTCGGAAAAGGTGACAAAATGAGCACACCGACGAGCAAAGAATTCGCGGAGCGCTTCAACGCTCTGTGGTGCGATATCGCCGCGCACAAGCCCGGGACGTGGCAGAACGTATACGCGATCGTCGTCGCGTTCCAAGCGCTGTGGGTGGACGTGATCGAGGCGCTGACGCACGCAGAAGAGCGTGCACACGCAGCCGAGCGCGGCGAGCAAGAGGCGCACAAAGCGGAAGTCGCAGCACGCGTCAAGTGGGATCATACCGAAGCACGCCTGCAGGCGTGCCGTATAACCTTGGACTGCGTACGCACCGAAAATGCGGGGTTGCTTGCCGATTTGTGCGAATCCGAAGAAGCGCGCAAGAAAGCTGTAGGTATTGCGACGGCAGCCGACAGGTGCGCACAATCCTGCTTAGACTGCATGCGCACGTACGAAGCCGAGCGCGACGCGTGGCGCCGGCTGCACGATGCCGCGCTCGAAAGCGAAGACGAGTTGCGCGTGGAAAACCGCAAGCTTCGGGATACGATTCGCGCTATGATGACGCGGGCGAATCCACCCAACGCGTTCAGACGTAGCGGTCTGATCCCGGTAAGAGACTGGACGGCGCCAACGATCCGCGACGCGCAACGCGTTTACCGCTCGGGTGAAGTGCTCAAAACGCCGGGTGAGATCGAAGCCGCTTTGCGGCAGGGTCACGAGTTGGATTGGTACGACAAATCCGGACACTGCATTTCGTACAGATACGACAGCTGCGGCCGTCTTGAGCATAAGTATTTCTCGCGTTGGGAAAAAGCAAACGAAGGCTTGCACTACGTATGTAACGGAAACGAAAAGTTTACGGTGTGCGTCGCGTGAGCGAAACGCTAAAATTCAGCGCGAGTAGCGCCAAGCTGTGGGAAACGTGCCAGCGCGTTTGGGGCCGAACGTACATCGAAAAGGTACGCGAGCCGCAAGGCGAAAAGGCGGGTCTTGGCGAGCGTGGGCACACGATCACCGAAGACTACTTGACGGACGGGACGGCGCCGAATACATCCGAAACGGTTACGATCGAGTCGAAGGGAAAGGCGCGCGTCTATTACCCTGGGCGCTTCGTGCATGCGATTCTGCCGTACCTGCCGCCCGCGGGATCGCTGCAACGTGACGTGGAAACGGAACGGCCTTTCGAGTACGTGCTTGGCGGGCATCGTATCGGCGGATACAAAGACGTGCGGATCACACCCGCGGGTAGCAACGTCGTTCAGGTCAAGGATCACAAGTTCACGTCCAGTCTACAGTACGCGCTGACGCCTGTTACGATCCTTTCGGATCTGCAGGCGCAGATTTACGCGGATGAAGAATTCGAGCATACCGATTGCGAAGCCGTAGAGCTGCAATGGACGTACGGTCAGTTTGACGCGAAGTCAGCTCGAGCGGTCAAGGCGCTAGTGCGTCGCGATCGCGAGCCGATGAAACGACACCTGCCGATGTTCGATGCCATGGCAAAGGCGTACGACACGGTCAAGGACGCGCACGATCTGCCGAAAAACCTTGCTTCATGCTTCCGGTATGGTAAAGAGTGTTACGCCGCCGAATGGTGCGGAATCAATCACGCCGATCGCGTAGCGCGAATCATGGCGAACGTTACGAAAGGATCGCAAATCATGGCCAGTGCTGCATTGTTGAAACTCAAGGGAAATCAGGCGCGCGCGAAGGTGATCGAAGCGGGCGGTACCGCTGCGCAGGGTGACACGGCTTTCGCGCTCGCGAGTAGCGCGACGACTCCGCTGGACGTTCCCGCCGCCGTCGCGGCCGCCATGGGCGCGAGCGCACCCGCCGCACCCGCCGCACCCGCCGCACCCGCCGCACCCGCCGCACCCGAGCCCGCGGTCACGGTCGCGCCGATCAACCCCCCGGGTGAAGCGCAAGCCGCAGCCGCGCACATCGCAGCGCAAGCGGCGGCCGTCGTCGCGCAAACCACGCCCGCGCCGCAGTCTGCGCCCGAAGCCGCGCCCGCGAAGAAGCCGCGCGGGCGCCCGCGCGCGAGCGCTTCCGAAGCACCCGCGGCGGCACCCGTTGCGACGTACGTCCCCGAAACTGCAGCGCCCGCAGCCGCGCCCGCGGCGGACGGTGCGGCGAAGCAGACGCGTATCAAAACGCTCTTCGTGGACTGCATGCCGGTGACGGGGCCGCGTCCCGAAAGCGGTCACAACCTGATCTCGGAAGCGCTCGAGGCGATCGCGTCCGATGCGGATCTCGGTGTGTCGCATTACGCGTTCATCGATTACGGCAAAGGGCGCGGCGCGCTTTCGGTGTGCGTGCTCGCAGCGCTGGACGAGCGGCCGGACTGCGACGTGTACTTGAGCACGCAGAGTCCCGAAGGGCGTGACGCGCTCGAGGCGCTGGCGTCGCGCGCAAATCTCGTGGTGCGGGGCGGGCTGTGATCGCTAATCATCTCGGCGCGATTCTCGTGATCGTGGCCGCAGGGTTTTTCGTGGCGTGGGCGCTTGTCGCCTACCAGAACAGCGACGACTAGCCACATGGCCGGCAAAATCGAAGACATGTCGGATAACGAGCGCGTTCAAAAACTCGTGCGCTTGGACGCGTTGCGCGCTCGCGTGTCGCTGAAACTCAAAGAGGCGGAAGCCTGGCTGCAGCGCACAGAAAACGAAGTGTCGCTAAAAGCACTATGGGCTGACTTGGATGCCGCGATTCAAGAGCTTCCCGTGCCGGAAAAGGACGACTAAATGCACGTAATGATGACAATCACGGCTCTTCAGCGCCTCTTTTACGACAACGCGCGAACGCACGGCTTCCATCCGAAGCGCAAACGCAAGCCGACGCCCGCGCAGTTGGCGCAGTACATCGCGCTGCTTCACTCGGAAGCCAGCGAAGCGCTTGAGTGCGTGCGCAACGGAGAAATGAAGACGACGATCCGCAAGGACGGCAAGCCCGAAGGCTTCCCTACCGAGTTGGCGGATCTCGCGATTCGGCTCTTCGATACGGCCGAAGCGTGCGGGATCAACCTGTCAGACGAAATGCGGCGTAAGCACGCATACAACGTGACGCGGCCACGAAAGCATGGCGGAAAGGTGTTCTAGTGGAAAAGAAAATGCCCGATCGAGCCCCCGACGACGGGCCGATATCTGTGCGCCGAGTCGCAGGCACGGAAATCTTAGAAATTTCGTGTAACGGCGAATCACTTTTCGTGTCTCCGTTCAACGCGTGGCGCATTTTCGGTGCGTTAGCACTCATGTTGGACATTCCACTTTCGAAAAACGTAGCCCGCACGATTCGGTTCTAGCCGTGGCCGAAAGCCGCGCCCGAGCCGCCCTTGAAGCCGCGTTGAAGCGCGGCGGATTGTCGCTGGACGATCTGCCGCGCAACACACGCGAAGGGCGTGCCATCCGCAAATACGGCGTGTACGCGTCGCAGGAATTCAAGCGGATTGACGCGCTCCCGCGGCGCGAGTGGCACGCGTACGAAAACCTGCAGGACATCATAACGACTGTGTCGGATCACTTGCGGGCGCCGGGCGGCACGCAAACGCTGTTTCCTGTGCAGGCGGTTGCGTTACTCGAATGCGCCGATCACAGCGGCTTGATCGCTGGCATCCGCACGGGCGGCGGAAAGACGATCCCGAGCTTCCTCGCGTCCGTCATGCTGGACGCGAAACGCCCGGTGCTGTTCGTGCCCGCCAAGCTGCGGACGAAAACCGAAAATGATCTGCAGGCGGCGCGTGAACACTGGCGCGTGCCAAACGATCTGCAGGTCATGAGCTACGAAGACTTGAGCCAAGTTTCGTGGTGCGATTGGCTCATGAACTATCAGCCCGGCGCCGTGATCGGCGACGAAGCGCACAAGCTCAAGAGCGATGATAGCGCCCGCGCGCTGCGCATGGAGCGCTTTCTAGAGGCGTTCCCGAAGACGCCCGTAGTTCTGTTTTCGGGTACGTTTCTGCGCAAGAATCCACGCGACGCAGCGAAGCTTTTCGGGTGGGCGCTTGGCGAGCGCAGCCCGTTTCCGCTGGTTTGGAAAGACGTAGAAGACTGGTGTAGTGCGCTCGATCCGCGCGCGCGCAAGCCGATGGCGCCGGGCGCTCTGCTCAACTGGCTCGAGCCGGGCGAGACTGAGACGCCCGGCGCTGTGCGGCTCGCGGTTGGCCGGCGTGTAGCGCAAACCCCCGGCGTAGTCATGAGCCACGGCAAGGGCGTAGATTGCGGGCTACAGGTCGTTGCGGATGTGATCGAGCATGAAGCATGTGAACCGCACATGAAGCGCCTAAAGACGCTGGACGAAGCGCCTGACGGATGGGTGATCAATGATGCTCCGGTCAAGTGGGGCGTAGAGCAGACGCTAGCGCTCGGATTCTATTACGTACCCGATCCGCGGCCGCCTGACGAATGGGCGACTGCGCGGCGCGAATGGAACGCACTAGCGCGCGAGCTGATCAAGGACAAGCGCACAACGATCGACAGTGACCTACAGGCATGGAACGCATGCGCGGCCGCAGATCCGCAACCGGAGATCTTCACGACGTGGCGCGACATTCGCGATACGTTCGAAATGAACGTAAGCCCGGTGTGGTTTTCAGACGAGATCGTGCAGAAAGCCGCTGCGTGGCTGAAGAAACACGAAGGCGTAGTGTGGACGCAGTACACGGCTTTCGGCGAACGTCTAGCCGAGCTGGCGGGCGTTTCGTACTTCAGCGCGGACGCATGCGATGCGCACGGGCTAAGCCTTGTGCACGCGCCCGCGGGTCCGTGCGTGGCGTCGATTGAAGCGTGCGGCGAGGGCTTGAACCTGCAGGATCGTTGGCACCGTTGCCTGTACGTTATGCCGCCAAGTAACGGCGCGCTGTGGGAGCAATCACTTGCGCGCTTTCATCGGCTCGGGCAGCCGAAAACCGAGGTAATCGCGGATGTGTGGATCACGTCGCGCGTGGCATGGAACAATCTACAGAACGCGATCGCGGCCGAGAAAGCGATTTCGCAACTTTCGCTAGACGATCAGCGCAAGCTCGCGATTGCGGACGTGCTGCTACCCGCGGAGCACGAAGTGTTGGGGCGTCCCGGATACAGGTGGGTGCGTTGACGAATTCGTACGCACGCACCTTGCAAGTGCGCTTGCGCAATGGTAAGTGTCCTAACAACTGGCGGCTACGCCGCACGAAAGGTCGAAACAATGGGTTTGCAAGCACGATTCAAGCGGGGTCTCAAACCGGGTGGCGTTCGCTCGCCGTTCCTGACGCCCGGTAAGTTCAAGGTGAAGTGCGAGAGCATGCGGTTCGTCAAGGGGACGCGCGCAGGTACGGACCTGTTCGCGCTCGAGATGACGATCCTCGAAAGCGACGATCCGAACACGAAACCGGGCTCGCGCCGTCAGTATTCCGTGACGGACAACGAAGACAATCAGGGCTTCATTCTCACGATCGCCATGGCGTTCATGGGGATCGATCCGACCGTCGTTCCCACCGACGAAGAGCTGGCGGACATCGGTACCGCGCTCGAAACGTTCGCGGCGCCCGAAGAAAAGGACGCAACCGGCAAGGTGATCAAGGGTCAGGCGGCTCGCGGGCTCGTCTGCATGGTCAACGCGTACCACCTCATGAAGAAGGGCGAGATCGTCAAGACGAAGAAGGGCGATCCGGTCACGGTCGGTTCGTTCTACCCGTGCGACGAAGCCGCAGCGGCGTGATCGGGTCCCGAGCTACGTAACGAGTACGGCGGGCAGTGGTACGCCGCCGATCAGGGCGCCTGCATTGGCCCGCAGTCGGGGATTCGCCGTACTCGTTATGTAGCTCGGGCGTTTCAACGTACGCCCCGGGCAGGTTCGATCCCGGGTATGAAGCCAGACAAGGCCCGAAAGGGTGTACATGGTGGCGATCGGGGCGCGCGTTGAAACGCGTATCATCTAAGTAAGATCCCGATCGATCGGGGAATGTAGGGCGCTACAATCCTACTGCGCGTTTCGCTAATTTTATGACACTTGCAGCCAAAGACGCAGCTACGCTAGACGGCGCGCATTACCTAGGCGCGGCTGGCGCGCGCGCGCGTATGACGTACGCAGACGCACACGGACTGATCGTCTTCAGCGGTTGCGGATCGCGTAGGCTGCCGCGCGACTGGCTTGAACTATCACGTTGGTGCATTGCAGAAAATGGCGTAGGTTCGCAACAATGGGCGTCATGCGTTGCATGGTTGCGCACGCAAACAAGCGCCAGCACAATCGTAAGCTACTCAGATCCGTCCGTAGGCCATACAGGTGCGCTGTATCGCGCGTGCAATTGGATCTGGGCACCCGTCTGGCACGTGCTTCGTGAACCGCCAACGGGTTGTGGTATCCGAGCCGGCAAGCTGCAGCGCGCGAAACATCGGTGGGTGTACCTGCTTCGCGAAGATGCGCGGCGCGCGTCCGTGCTCGCGCTGAACGATGCGTCACTGCAGCGAAAGTACCCATGGATCGGCTATTCCGAGCCGGAATGGCGGCGCGGCGTGCCGCAGCTACGTAATCAAGATCGCTTTCGTCGGTGGCAGGAAATGCGCATGTCGGCTGTTGAATGAAATTTGCCTTCGACACCGAAGCCGCACTAATCGCTCCGGGCCTGCTCGCGCCGCCCATGGCGTGCGTTTCGTGGGCTAACGAGCAATGCGGCTCGGGCCTGTTTGTGGCAGGTAGACTCCTAGCCGGGGCGTACGTTGAAACGGTATGGTTGAACTAAAAGACGCAATCGAAGGTCTGCACAGCTTGCCGCAACAAAGCGCTGCGCTCGTGCTTTCGGACCTACCGTCTGGCGAAACCCGCGCCGAATTCGATCGCGCGCCCGACTTGACGCGCTTGTGGCCCGCGGTGTGGCGTGTGCTTGCCGCGGACGGCGCCGCGGTTTTCATGGCGTCGTCGCTGCGCTTTGCAGCCTCAATTGTCGCGTCACAGCCCAACGCGTTTCGCTATGATCTAGTATGGTCGAAGAGCTTAGCTACGGGACACTTGAACGCGCGTACGCGACCGTTGCGTGCACATGAATTCGTGTTAGTATTCTGGCGCAATCCAGGCTGTTTTACGCCGCAAATGCTTTCGGGCGCAACGCCGATCCATGCCGCGCGAGCCGCCGCGCGGCATGGCGAGAATTACAACCCCAGAACCGCGGTTACCGAATCACGCAAGGGTGCGACGGATCGATATCCTACGTCCGTGCTTGAATTCGGAAGCGTGGGCACGACCGCGCCTGAACGCATACACCCGCAGCAAAAGCCCGTTGCGCTTCTTCGCTGGCTGATCCGGAGTTACAGTCACCCCGGGGATTTGATCGTGGACCCGTACGCAGGTAGCGGTAGTACCGGAGTTGCGGCACAAGCCGAAGGTCGGCGTTTTGTCGGTTTCGATTCATCGCCGCGCTTCGGTGCCACGCTATGAAATTTGCCTTCGACACCGAAGCCGCACTAATCGCTCCGGGCCTGCTCGCGCCGCCCATGGCGTGCACTTCGTGGGCGAATGCGCAACTAGGCTCGGGCTTGTTTCATGTGCGCGACGTGCGCGATCGCATCGAAGAGTGGTTGCGCCCCGGTTGTCTGCTGATCGGCGCAAATACCGCTTTCGATTCAACGGTTATCTGCGCGCAATTTCCTGAGTACACCGCGTCGGTTTTCGACAAGTACGAGCGCGGCGAGTTTCGCGATGTGCTGATCGATCAACGGCTGATCGATATCGCGCGCGGCGAGCTTGGCGGATACACGTACGTTGATCCCGACGAAGATCCCGACGACGAAGATCGCGGAACGCGCATTGATTACCTGTACAACTTGAGCGCACTTCACGATCGATACGGATTCGGCCCGCTCGAGAAAGACGAATGGCGGCTCAAGTACGGCGGGCTAATTGACGTACCCATGTCGCAGTGGCCAGCCGGCGCTAAGGCGTATTCGGAGCTTGACGCAGTCGCTACGATGCGCGTGCATCTAGCGCAGCAAGAATTCGCGGAGTACCTTGGTGACGGCGCGGCGCAGGCTCGAGCGGCGTTCGCGTTACATCTCATGTCGTGCCGCGGTGTGCGTACGGATCCCGTCGCGTGCGAGCGGCTGGCCGTAGAGCTAGAAGCCGAAATCATTCGGTGCCGCAAGCTGTGCGAGCAGATCAAGCGTCCGATCGAAGTCGTCAAAAAGCGCTCCAAAGGCGGCGTAAAGTACGAAGAACGTACGACCGAAATGCGCGCTATGGTGCGCGACAACGAAGACGGCACGTATTCCAAAACTAAGGCCGTCGTTCAGCAGTACATGGTCGAAGCCAGCGCACGCGCGGGCGTGCCCGTCAAGATCACGAAAACAGGTCAGAAGAAAAAGAGTACGGATCTCGAATACGTCAGCACGGACTACGAAGCGTGCACCGACACGGGTGATCCGGTACTCGCGGCGTACACTACGTTTACGAGCGCGACGACGTTACGTAAGAAGGTGGAACGCTTGAAGCAGGGCGCGTACCTGCCGTTACAAACGCGCTTTGAAGTGCTGCAGGCAACGGGGCGCACCGCGTCTATGAAGCCGGGTGGCGCGCTTGTGGGTGACAACTTTCAGAACTTCGCACGTAACGGGCTTGTGACCGATCAGAAGCACGAGCTTCCCGGCGTCCGTGGTTGTGTCGTGCCGCGCCCCGGTTACGCGTTCGTTTCGGTGGACTGCCCGAATGCCGAAATGCGTGCCATGGGGCAGATCTGCATTTGGACCGTAGGCTACAGCATTCTTGCAGACGCGCTGAACGCGAATCGCGATACGCACCTAGCGCTAGCGGCGGCGCATCTCGGAATGCCGTACGAGTCATCCGAGGCGCTGCTAGAAGCCGAAGACAAAGCGATCGCAGAGCTGCGGCAGTTTATGAAGATCCCTAACTTTTCGCTACTCGGCGGCGCGTCGTACAAGGCAATGATACCGTTCGCGAAACGCCAGAAACCCGCCGTGATTTTGAGCGAAGACAAGGCGCGCGATCTATACAATACGTTTCACAGCACGTGGACGGAGATCGGAATCTACCACGATCAAATCAAGTCGGCGTGCCGTCGCGGCAATACTGAATTCGTGCAATTCATTTCGGAGCGCGTACGCGGAAACTGCAAATACACGGTTGCGTGCAATACAGGGTTTCAAGGACTCACCGGAGACGCAGCGAAAGCGGCGCTACTCCCGGTCGCGAATGAGTGTTACACGGGGCGCATGCCCGGCTCAAGCAAACGATCGCCGCTCTTCGGAAGCTTCCCGGTGTTCTTCGTGCATGATGAGATCGTGACCGAAACGCCGATCCCGATGATCCACGAAGCCGGGCACAGGCTGGCCGAGTTGGCGGTCAAACCGTGGAACGACATTTACACACCTGACGTGAAAATGACAACGAAGCCTGCGGCTATGTTGCGGCTTGCGAAGGGTGCGAAACCCGTCTATGATTCGTCAGGTGTGTTACAAATCTGGCACCCGAAAGAGAAGGTAGCAGCGTGAGGCGGTACGTACGAAATCCGGGGCAGCGTGGTGAATTTCGGGAAGTACCCGAGATCGACGCTTTCTTGCAGGACATCGCGCGTGTGTGCCGAAAACACAGCATGTCGATTTCGCACGAAGACTCGCACGGCAGCTTCGAGATTATGATGTTCAATCAGAAAACAATGGACTGGCTGAACGACGCAAGCGACAATCGGAAAGGTACGGAGCAATGAAGACGAAACAAAAGCAGATGACGAAACGCGAGATGCGCGCCGAAGCGCGTAGACTGCGCCAAAGTGCGTACCGTATTGCACAGCAATACGGACAATCGTTCTGCAACACGTGTGGCGGACCATGCCGTTTTGGTGGCCCCCGCGATGAAGTACGCAACATGCGCGCCCGCGCCACGCGTCTCGAAACGAAGGCGGCTGCGTCATGAGCAACCGCAAACGCCCGCGCAATACGGCGTGCAAGAACAAAGTACGTTACTCGACACTGACTGAAGCGCAGGAAGCTGCGGCCGAGTACGCGCAGGCTTTTTACCAGTGCCCGGCGTGCAAGGCGTTTCACCTGACGACGGCGACGGGGCCTGCGTAGCCCGTGGCCGGCAACGAATGGATGAACCGCAAAGGGCGCGGGCGCTGGATCCGTGATACTACACGTTTCGCGATCTACGCCCGCGATGGTTTTGATTGCGTGTACTGCCATGGCGAATTCCCGCTGCGTCATGACGGTGCGGGGCTGACGCTCGATCACGTAATCCCGCGCTCGAAAGGCGGCAGCAACGCGCCCGAAAACGTCGTGACTGCGTGCTGGTCATGTAACAGCACCATGCAGGACGCGCCCCGTACCGCCGCGCAGCTCCGCGCCGCAGCTCGAGCGACGGCAAAGCCGATCGATTACGCAGCCGGCCGATTCTACCACGCCCGACGAAAGGACCCCGTGTATGCAGTCTACGAAGCGCAAACAAGTCTCTGCGTCTGACCTGATCGCGAACGCGAAAACAGGCGCGCACAAAAACCGCGCTACGTTCAGCAACGAAGTCGAGGCGCTGGCCGAGTTGCGCAAGATTTGCGAGCACAACGATACGAATCCGAGCGCGAAAGTGACCGCACGTGATACAATTGCGATGCTGCGCTCGGCGCACGGCTGGACGGGCCAGACGTGTACCACTCTCAGCGAAGTTTGCCGAAGGTCGCTCGGGCGTAAGTCGTTCAGCAGCAAATGAAAAAAGCCAGTAAGCCAAGCAAATCGCCGACAACGGCTGCCGATCTTATCGCGGAGCGCGTGAACGCGCAGAAAGATCCGGCACTTCACGTCGAAGGCGCCCCGGCCGGCTACCTGCTCCGCGGCGCGTCTACGCTCGTGGATGCAGACGGCCGCAAGATCGTACAGTGGGTGAAGACTACCCGAGAGGCGGCGCGTGCCGCTGACGTGCTGCAGGCGTTCCGTGACGCGGTTGCTTTCAAACCCCTGCCGAAGCGGGCGCGCGTGGCGCCGCCGAAAAACACTTTCGATGATCTGCTCGTGGGCTACCCAATGGGTGATCCACATTTCGGTATGCAGGCTTGGCCGGACGAAACCGACAACGATTTCAATCTGAAGATCGCGCGCGAGCAGCTCACAGAAGCTACGGATCGGCTCGTCGCTCTCGCGCCGCCAAGTAAGCGCGCGTTTATCGTGAATCTGGGGGACATGCTGCATGCGGATTCTAACGCCGCAACCACTACGCAAGGCACGCGTGTAGACGTAGATACGCGCTGGCCGAAGATGGCGCAAGTTGCCGTAGATACGCTCTGCCGCTGCGTGGAACGCGCGCTCGAGAAACACGAGCAGGTGGACATGATCAACTTGCGCGGCAATCACGACGATTTGAGCGCTACCGTGCTTGCAATGTGCATGTCTGCATACTTCAAGGACAACCCGCGCGTTCGCGTGTACGACAAGCCGCGCATGTTTCATTTCTTGGAATTTGGGCGCAACTTGCTAGGCTTTACGCATGGACATACGGTCAAGGCGAAAGAACTTCCATCGGTTATGAGTACCGACGAACCAGCGGCATGGGGCCGTACAGCACACCGATACTGGTATACTGGACACATTCACCACGAAACGCGCAAGGAATTCCCCGGCTGCGTCGTCGAAACGTTCGGCACGCTGGCGGGTAAAGACGCCTGGCATTTCGGTCAGGGATACCGCGCGCGTCGTCGCATGGTGATGGACGTGATCGAGCGAAACCGCGGCCGTATCGAAAGACACGAAATCGACGTTTCGGATCTTGACTCGTCTGCGGCGCAGTGACATAACGGAATTGTCGGTTCCCGAGCCGCGGGACGAAAGTTGCTGATACCCCTAGGACGCTAGTTGCGGGTAAGTGGGCGGCAAGCCGACATGTGGAAACCGTAGGTACTGAAACGCCAGTTTCAGCTAAGCAGTCAGTGGCACGGGTCGGCCTACGGCTTTCTTTTTTTTTTTTCGATCGGAGGGGAGAATGCGCTACCGAAAACACGAGCGTACGAAGCTTGAGATCATTTGGGACGGGCTTACGTTTGGCGCGTTCGTCTTCGCAGTCCTGTGCATTGGATCCGCGATCTTGATTCGCGGATGTAACCTGTAATGGCGAGACAATCGAAAGATCCAATAGCGGACGCGGCTGCGAAGGTGGCCGCGCGGCGGCTGCCCGACCTGCGCGGAGTTTCGTTTACGTCAATCGATCCAGGAACGGCGTACTACGGTTGGGCTCTATGGAGTCTAGATGGCTTTTTGTGCAAGTGTGACTATGAGCCGTCAATCAATCCGGTGCACATGTACGATCCGGGAATCGGAATCGTAGAACAGCCTGTGGTATACCCTAATAGTCCGGTCCCGCCGCAGGATATTGCCGCGCTTGCGTTTAGCGCGGGACGTATTCTAGGGAACTACGAAACGCAGTACGCGGTAGAGCCGCGCCAATGGAAAGGCACGACGGACGGCACGGCGTTTCTGCGGCGTATCGAGCGCGCAATCAACAGACTCTCAATACGTGAACGGCTGACCGTTACGGAAACGCTTTCCAGACTTCCGAAGACGAAACATGAGCATGTGCTGGACGCAATCGGGCTCGGGCTTGTCGTGAGAGGGATCAAGGTATGAGCTACAAGATCGGTGATGAAGTTACATATATCGGCGCAACTAGCGCCGTGTGCGGATTGAGATACGGTGTTAGATACGCGATCGAAAAATCGACTCCGCGATCCGTGCGTATCGGCGGGGTTTGGGTTGAATCGGGGCTCGTATCCAGTGCCGTGGCGCCCGCGCAGGCTCCGGCCGCCAAGCCCGCGTCCGCCGCGCCGCTCGCGATGCGCAAGGACGCCGGCAAGCCTCAGCCAATCTACACGGACCTGTGGCCCGAAGCGATCAAAGGCATCGATCGCGTCTCGAAGTTCGGCGAGACGAAATACGCGAAGTATAATTTCACGAAAGGCGCCCCGTTCAGCCAACATTACAACTGTCTGCGGCGCCACATGATCGCGCTGCTGAACGGCGAGGATAAAGACCCTGACGCGGCGGCGGCGGGCTACGAAGTGTGGCACGTGGACTCGATCGCTTGGAACGCAATGCGCATGGCGCACGAGTTTCACGCGCGCCCCGAGCTGGACGATCGGCCGCACGTGCTGGCGGCGCGGGAGCGCGCAGCTCAGGCTGAGGCGCAGCGCGCGATCGAGTCGGGACCGTTTGCGGAAAGTGAGCAAAAGAAATGACATCCGCCGAAGCGCTTGAGCTGACAAAGCTACTCGCCGACACAAGCAACGACGTGTCAATTGACGACGCATGCGCTACGCTCGCGGAAGCCATGACGGCGCGCGAAAATATCGAAGCCGTCCGTAAGAAAGTCACGGCGGACCTTCGTGTGAAGCTCGAGCTGTTAGAAGCGCCGTTGAAAGCCGAAGCGCTGTTTTACGGCGAGCTGATCGACGTGGCTAAGCTGCGTCTCGCGGCGACGTACGAAGCGCACAACGAAGCCGTCGCGGCTGCGATCGCGGCGCGGCAGCCGGTGCCGCCCGCCCCTCCGGTGCCGAAGGGTCTGACTGTCAAAACGGAAGTGCTGATCGAGATCGCCGATCCCGAAGCGCTAGGAACGGACTACCTGAAAGCCGTTCCTGACATGGACGTGATCGGCGCGGCGATTGCGCAGGGTAACGCCGTCGAAGGCGTGACGACACGCGAAGAGATCAGCGTGATTCTCAACCGAAAGAACTACGGGGCGTCTTCGTGAACGCCGTTCAATTCCTCGAAAGCCGCATGGGTCGCCGCGCCGCGTACTGGCAAGCGCAAGCGGGCGCCAACTACGCGATCGCGCGATACTATCACGGCGCTGGGATGTGGGGGCTTGCTCGAGAGGCGCAGGCTACGGCGCGCGAGCAAGCGTTCCGAGCCCGCGCCTTGCTGGACGCCGCGCATGGCGACTTCGCAACGGTTGACGAAGGGTACCATGCTGCGATCCAAGCGCAGTGTGAATTTCGGTTTGATCCCGAGTACGTAACCGCTGCGTTTTAGCGGGTGACACAGCCGTAACTGTATGGTAATATACGGCTATGCCGAAATCCCCGCGCGCCGCGTCCCCCGTACCCGTTGAAGTCGGCACCGCGGCTGCAGCCGAGCGCATGGACGAGTGGGCGTCTCGAGTCACCGGAATCAATACCGGCGCAGACAAGCGAAATTCATACCGCTTTCAGCCCGTCCCTGTGCTCACGCCCGAGCAAGCGGACGCGATGTACAACAGTAACGATCTCGCGTCGTTGATCTGTAGCATCCACGCCGAAGAAGCGCTAGCGGAAGGGATCCGGCTGTGCGTTACGGCGCCTGACGGCGCCGACAACGAAGACGGCGCGGGGATCGATGCGAAGCTTATGGACCGTCTGGACGAGCTGCAGGCCGTGCAGATGATTCAAGAGAGCGACGTATTTTCAAACGTTCATGGCGACTGCTTCCTTTACCTAGGCGTCGAAGACGGCGCCGCGTCGCAAGCCGAGCCGCTTGATCTTTCAAAGGTTACGAAACTGAATTTCTTGAAGGTTGTGGAACGGACGCAGCTTTCGACAGGCATCCGCTACAACGATACGAGTAAGCCGCAGCTGTTCGGACGCCCGCAAACGTACAACGTGGTTTCCGAGCTTGGCGCTACGTCCGTGGTTGTGCACGAATCGCGCTTTATCAAGATGTTCGGCGCGCGCACTTCGACCGCGGCATTGCGTAAGAATAGCTATTGGCACTTCAGTGCGCTGCAGCGCGTTCAATACGTTTTGCGCGACTTCGGGATCACGTGGGATAGCGCCGCGCTGCTGATCCAAAACGCGTCGCAGGGCGTGTACAAGTTGAAGGATTTTCTTGCTTTGCTTGCGTCGAAAGACGGCGCCGCGACTATGGAGAAGCGCGCACAGCTCGTGGACGCGTTTCGTAGCGCCGTGCGCAGCATTATCTTAGACGAGTCGGAAAGTTTCGAGTACCAGTCTATTGCGTTTACGGGCGTGCCTGACATGATGGACCGCTTTGCGGCGCGTCTGGCGACCGCGACGGGCATCCCGGTAAGTAAGTTGATCGGCGTTGCGGGCGGCGGACTGAACGCCACAGGCGAGGGGGATCGCCGCAATTGGCAGGCGCGGCTACGCGCATACAGCCGCACGAAGCTGAAACCCGTTTTCGACCAGCTGTTGAAGATTCTGGCGATCGAGTTGAAGGTTCCCGAAGGCACGAAAATCACGGTGGAGTTTTGTCCGCTCGAGCAACCCACGGATGCGGAGCTTGCTGAGCTGCGTAATAAGCAGGCGCAAACGGATCATCTGTACATCCAAGATCAGGTGCTCACACCCGAAGAAGTCGCGATCGCACGCTTCCCCAAAGGCGGATACTCGACGGATACGGAGATCGATCTCACACTCCGTAAGAAGATCATCGAAACCGCGGACGAAGAAGCGCAGCAAAACCCGGGTGACATGGGCACGGTTGGCGCACGCGCTACCGCAATTATGGCCGTGCTCGATCACGTAGCTGCGAAGCAGATCCCGCGCGAAGTCGGCGTGCTGCTTCTGCAGAATCTTTTCGGCATGACCGCCGAACAGGCTGACGCACAGATCGGGGACGTAGGCGATGGATTCGAGCCCGAAAATCAGCAAGCTGTGGACGGTACTGCGGCACAGGGTGTTACGCCGGGTGCGAAGCAGCAAACGCCGGGCGCTCCCGCGGGCGCGGGTGCCAAGCCACGCGGCGTACCTAGAGGAGTTGCTGCAGCTAAGCCGCGACTGCCAAGCGCTCGTAAGCCGTCAGCTTGAGCCGATCCTTGCGGACTACGCGGCTGCGCTCGAGCCGGTTCGGCAGGACGCGCTAAGCGACGATCCCGCGCGCACTGCACGCGTTCGCGCAATCAAGCTTCGCGCGCGTAAAGCTTTCGCAGAAATCCGCGCAACGGCGGTTCACGACTTCCCGCACAAGATCCGCAAGGTTGCGACGCGATTTGCGACGCGAACCGAGCAGACGAACCGCGTAGCCATGAACGCGCAGTTTCATTCGCTGACGAAACTAAACGTGTTCGGCACGTCGCCCGAAATTGATAATGTGCTTCACGAAGCGATCCGATCGAACGCTCTGCAAATCAGCTCGATTCCCGAAACGCAAATCAACCAAGTTGAGCGCGTCGTATACGAAGCTATGGATCGCGGTTCGCGCGTAGAAACGTTGCGCAATCAGATCGAGGAGCGTTTCAGTGTCAGCGAATCGAAAGCCGAGCTGATCGCGCGCACGGAAACGGCGAAATTCAACGCTACGCTTGCACGCACGCGTCAAGAGGATCTCGGAATCTCGCGGTATAAGTGGAGCAACAGCCACGATGAACGCGTACGTGGCAATCCGGATGGTGCATATCCGAAATCCAGCGAAGATCACTGGCACTTAGAAGATCAGATCTGCAGTTATGACGATCCGCCCGTGGTGGACGAAAAGCGCGGAATCAAAGCGAATCCCGGGGAACGCCCGAATTGTAGGTGTACGGCGATCCCGCTCGTGGATGACGTGCTAGACGCGCTCGGCGTTTCGGCGGACGAAGAGCCTTGACGACGAAACGCGGACGTGCGATATCGATATGGTGATCCTGCCGCCGCCGAATCTCGAATCAATGAAGCGCTCGATCGCGCCCGTGCCCGCGCTGCGTAAAGTCGTCGTAAAGCTAAAGCAGTACGAAGGCTACACGCAAACGGTGCTCGAAGGTGCACAGAAGCAGCCGGGTACGCACACGTTTCAGGTCGAAGCTGTGAAAATCGAACGCGCGTCAACGATTCGGCCGAAGCGTGGGAAGCGGGCGCGTAAGTGATCCAAACCCAAGCCAGGCGTAACACCATGAGCGCGCTCGGCGGGCTTCCCGTCCACGGTGACGCCATGCAGGGTCTCGCGACCGGCAACCGCACCGGCAAGCCAGCGAAGCGCGAACAGCAGATCTACAGCCCCGAGAATCTGCTAGAGGCGGTCACGCTCTTCGGCGATGGCGCAATCGCCTGCGATCCGTGCTCGGGTCCTGATTCGATTGTGCGCGCAAATAACGTTTACGTAGGTACGCGCGTTCAGAAACACGATAGTCACGGCGTTCCCGTCTTCAAGAAAATCAAGGACGTAACCGCTCCCGAAGGCTTTCGGCTCGAGCCTAAAATGATCTGGACTGGCCCGGGGCTTACGGCAACGTGGGCGTTCGGCGGGCTCGTCTACGTAAATCCGCCGTACGAAGAGCTGCAAGCGTGGCTCGCAAAAGCACTACGCGAGGCGGCTGCCGGTGTTGAGATCATCGTGCTTGGCCCCGTACGGCCGCACCGTAAGTGGTGGCGTAAATCGTGGAACAAAGCCAATGCTCGCATGTGGCTGGACCCGCTGCGTTTCGTCGGCTTTACGCAAACGTTCCCCGCCCCGCTGTGCTTGTGGTACTTCGGCCCGCGGGCTGCGTGGTTCAAAGAAGTTTTCGAAGCTTCCGAGTTGGGAGAGCTGTCGCCGTGAACCAAAACAAAAATCCAGACTTCGTCTTTCGCACCATGACCGCGCCGCAGCGCGAGCTGTACATGCTCATGATGCACCGGGCGCGGCGCCGCTTTCTGCGCAAGGGCTTCGCGTGGGGCATGCTGCTCGGGCTCGGAATCGGTCTGCTCGTGGCGTGGGTGTAGGCCAGCGTACGATAAATCGACGGCGAGGGGCTTGCTTCCGCGCGGGCGTTCGGTTATGTTCTGTGTATGACAAACACGAATAGAACAGTGGAAGTGTTTCGCAGCACGCGTTACGTGCGCCGCAAGTCTGGCGCGACGGGTGTGCGCATGTCTGCCGTGTCGCGTGGCCACGGCACGGTAATGTACGAAACGCGGGTGTGTGACACGGAAGCAGAAGCCGCGTCCATGTACCGCAATTTCATGATGCGGAATCCGCATTACGTGGACACCACGGGGTCGCACAACAAATGACCACGCGCACCCGCGCCGCAGCTCGAGCCGCCGTCAAGGCGCGTACGGATGCCCTGCGCAAAGAGCTGGCGGCGTGCACGAAGCGCATTCAGGTGATCACGGCGGACCCCGCCGCCGAAGTGTACGAGCTACGCGTGACCGCCACAGCCGACGAAGCGCGGCAGATCGGACTACTCTTGTGGAAGCCGATTCCGTAACGGGTTGGATTGAAAAGAAACGCGGTAGTGCTGAACAGCGGATCGCTGGTTTGCGACTGACCGTGCACCATTATTTCGGTTGCGGATCTGCGTACTTCGCAACGTGTTTCGAGCTTGGAATAAACAAAGCCGATTTGCATACCGTAGACCTGACAACCGCGAAAAACCGAGCGGTGTGCCTTGCGCAGTTGACGGCGTCTCGTCTGTACGAAGCTACAAAACGGCTGCAGCCATGATCATGACCTGGATCACTCGGACGCGCCCGCCCGAGTATTACGAAGTGCCTGTATTTTACGTGGACGCCCGCGGACGCACGCACGTTGCGCACGCACGGCAGCAACGCGTACAACCCGATCTATTGCGGCCGTGTCAGCGCAAGCTACTTGCGGATCTGCAACGCGAAACTTGGCTGTTTCGGCGTTAGCCTTATTCAGCTGTACGTTTCTGTGATCCGTGATACAGTTACTCCATGCGCAATGCGTGGATCGTCCTAGCCGTATTCCTCGGATCCTGCTTCGTCAAACCCGCGCCTGCGCGCCTACCGAACACCGCGCCGATCGGCGTTTACGGTCCCATATTGCGAGTCTTTGACTCGGGCTCGTTTCATTGCACGGGCGTGCTCGTGGGGCCGCGCATCGCGTTATCAGCTGCGCACTGCTTCGCGGATATGAACAGCTCGGGGCGTTTTTACGTTACACGCGATCCGCATGAAACGCGAAACTACGTTACGCGATCGTTTCATGTTCCCGATTCAGATGTCGAGATCCTCACGCTGGATAACGAGCTACCGAAACCGTACGCGCGCCCGGGTACGCGCCTGCATACGTACGCGCGCGCATGGATCGTCGGGTACGGTTGCCGCTTCGACTGGCACGGCTACCGCCAGCTCGAGACGCGCGCACTGACCGCGCTGGCGCCCGCTGTCTTTGCAGGCAAGGCGTGCCCGGGGGATAGCGGCGGCGCGATTTACGACGACGCAGGCGGGCTCGTGGGCATCACGTCGGCGATATCGACGAAAGGGCCGGCTACGGTTTATGCAAGCGACGTGAGCCTAGATCCTTAGTTCCCGCAACGCGACGCCTGCAGCCGGTGCATAATAACTGCGGGATAGCCTTCGTCCGTGCGCTGCTCGCAAAAGCCGCGGACGCATAACCAACATTCGGGTTGCGGCTCGGCGCCATGAACGGGCGTAGAATCGGCCGTGTGTCGCGCGTCAAGCGCGGAGCGCACGCCCGTGGGGTAGACGTGCCAGAGCTGGCCGATCATGTTTGGACCGGAAGATCCATGTACGAGTACCAAAAACACACTTTGTTTGCGGTCGGGGCGCTTGCGCACTTGACCTTGACCACATCGGTAGAACGGTGTGCGGGCAACGCCAGTGCTGCCGTAGTGCGAGTGTGCGCAGCCAGCGAAGACGCAGTGATTACAGTAACGTCTGATCCGCGCGTAAATTCAGCCATGGCTACTGCGGCGGCAGAATCGGCATTCATGAGCGCGGTAGCGCCTATGCCGGTCGCAGAGGGTACAGCCAAGATGGCACGATAACGCACGTAACCCGCGGCCGGCGCCGACAGCGTTTGATACACACCCGTCAGTACAACTTTCTGCAGACCGAAGCGCACGCCCGTAGGAATCGCGAAGTACGTTACTGCAAAAGATACGTCGCCGAGTCCCGTGGCGTAGCCCTGCAATGCGCCGTCCGCAAGTTGTCCGAACAGGCTGGTATTCCCGCTTGCAGCAATTGTCGTTGTCAGCGCAGATTCATACATTTCGCTACCGCCGCACGTAACGCGGTAGCCGGCGGTCTGGCTCGCGGATTGATTGCAGACGAGCACGTTGACGATCACGTTTACGTAACCTGCGGCGGGGGCGGGCAGAATCTCGGCGTTTGCGCTTGCGGCGACAACGGTAACGACGGAATCCAGCTTTGCGGGCATTAGCGCGCTCTCGGCCGTAAGAACCGGATTCGCAGCGCTCGGCGCAAGCGCTGCATTCAACGCGAGTACACCCGCGCCTGCGGCGCTCTGTTCACTCAAGTCTGCGCCCTGCATACCCATGATCAAAACCCGTCGCCTTCTTCGCTCGCGAGCGCCGCGATTACCAGATTGCCAGCCGCGCCGCCACCCGTGCGAGTCCAGCTGATCTTGAGATACGGCGGCAGACCGCAGAGCTTGATCATGCATGAACCCACGAGCGCGGCGAGCGTGACCGTGTTGCCCACGAGCGAAGCCGTGCCCGTGCCTTGCGAATGAACGATCAGCGCCGCGGGTAGCGAAAGCTGCGTAAAGTTGGTTCCGTCTAGCGATCCGTAAAACTTGAAGTTGCCCGAAGCGCTCGCCGCGCACGCGAAACGCAACCATACGTTGTCTGCGGTCATACGCACGATCGGTGCGTCAAACGCGGCGCTATCGTCCTGCGCGGCAACGATCGCTAGCGGGGCGTCTCGGGGGATCAGCGAATTGGCGGCGGCTTGCGTCATTTGATTTTCTCAATGTCCTTGCGGGGCGCCACGCGCCGGGAGCAGCGCCTCGCCTGCGCGCGTCGCATCGCTCTGCATTTCGTTCAGCGTGTCTCGAGCTGCGGGCAGGGACGCGCAGCCGTGAAGCAATGATGCGACTGCAAAAACGACGAACGGGATCAGGGAATGCCAGCGCCCAATAACTTCGGCGATTGCTGTCAGCACGCCCACAGATCCCACGAGCATGTGCGCGCTACCACCACCGTTACGAATGGCCGGCCAGGCGACGAAGCCGCCAAGCGCAAGCAGTGCGATCAAGCCGTGCATGCCGGGGACGTGACCCGTAACGACCATGATCACGATTCCTGCCGCAAGCCCTAAATTCTGGATCGTAGCGTCGTGCGATTTCGCGATGCGCACAGGCACGGGTGTTTCGCACGCGTCTCGGGTTTCCTGCGTCTCAGGCATGGCCCGATTGTAGCACAAACGATGCCAATTCGCTACAGCGTAGCGCGGCAGATTCGTACAGCTTCGATGAAATCCGCCAGCGGGAAGCCGGGCCCCGGATCCTTGTGACTCGTTTGGCCCCACGCACGGGAAATATCCAAATGCGTAGTGATACCTTTAGTTTGCGCGCGTACGGCTGTGTAATCCGCATATACGGCAGGGAAATCGAATTCCTTGCACAGCTCCGCGAAACGCCGCGCCGCCATGCGGAGCATGGGCAAGCTCTTAGCGTCCAGCCACTGCTCGCGCGTCTGGTTCGCGCGCCCGCACAGCTCGAGCCCGAGATACGAATCATTGCCGTTATGACCGCAGTGGTATGCGCGGCAGTCCAGCGGAACGCAGCGCACGCCCGAATTGCCATCCCAAACCTCCGTAGCCGACCGCCAAAGCTTCGGATCATCCCACCCCTTGTGGAACATCGCGGCGCAATCTTCGGCCGTCTTGTCGCCTTCTGCGCCGTCCGTGCAATGGATCACGGCGCCGAGTGTTCGCGGGCGCTTGCGGCCGCGCGTGTAGTGTCGCGCTTCGACGTACGGAATCGACGGTAACGAATCAGCAGCAACGATTGGATTTACGGCTTGCATTGGGCATGCTTTCGCGTTAGACGGATTACATGCAGCGCACGCGCCCACTCGCCCGCCGCATGTAATCCACGCCTATTGTATCACGAAAGCCCCCTAGCAGCATGTCGAAAAACCAGCAAAATCAGCTAGTCAAGGACGCGCAAAAGGTCTACGCGCGCATTAGTCGGATCCTCGGATACCAGCTCGATCTGGACGATCCGGGCGACTTTCGTACGCTGTGTGACCACGCAGGCGACGACGAAGATCTGTTACGCCGCGCGCGGGAGATCTGCCGCGAAGAAGGGATTTCGTTTTCCGGTCGCTCGCGCGAATACGGTTACGGCGCCGATTCGTGGGGATCCGAAGACGACGATACCGAAGACTGCGATACGGAATCGTGGGACGAAAACGACGAAGACGAGCTGTCATGATCGGACTACTCTGTATCTGTTTCGCGCTCGCGTGCGCGGCATGCGGCCCACTCGTCATGCGCCGAATCTGGCGCCGCGAAAGCGTGCGCTACGGGCGCTATCTGCTCGCGCGTAAACTGCTCGCCAAAGGCTACGCGCCCGAGACGCAGATCCGCGAAGCGCAACGAATCGAGCGCGCGAAGAAGCGCGGTAAGCGTGTCGTGCGCACGTGGCGGAAGGTCGAATTTCGATGAATCGTTTCGAGCGCAAAGACGCGTGCGAGTACCTACTCAAAGAGCTTGAGACACACCCGATCGTGTCCGTGCTGTTTGACCCGCGCCCGAATGACGTGACCGTGCCCGGCTACTTGAAGTCGCGCGAAGCTTGTCAGATCGATATCGGCTACAACATGGCGCCATCGATCGACGATTTGAACGTGGACGAAGACGCAATCTCGGGCACGCTTTCGTTTTCGTCCGGCATGCACCTAGTTGTCATCCCGTGGGCGCACGTGATCGGAATCGCAACTGTGCCGCCGAGCGCGACGAAGTCAACACAGGTCAAGCTGACGCGACCGACTACGCTGGCGCCAAGAAATCCGAAAAGCGCGGGCGTGACATTCGCGCCATCGGCTTTACCACGGCAACCGCGCTTGCGCCCGGCATGGTTGCGCGTAATCGAAGGCTGCGCAGGCGATAACCCGTGCGCCGCATGCCGTGCTGAAAAGCTACACAAGTGAGCTACCAAGATCGGTCGCGCGCAATCGATATGCAGCAAGCCTGCGACGTTCGCGGCTCTATTCAAGCCACCGTCGATTCACAGATTGCGCGCATGCTTTCGGACGGCGTGCCGAAGCTCGCGATAGCTCGAGCCGTAGGCGTCAACAAATCGCGAGTATACCGCGTTGCGCGTCAAATGTTTTCGTAATGAACACAGTACGACTCGCCAGTAGCGCCGTCTGCGTACCATGAAACGCCGCACTGGTCTGGCGCCGTCGTAAACGGCGTGGTCTTAACCTCGCTCGTTACGGTGCGCCAATTGGTAAGGTCGCGGCTGTAGCGATATATTACGTTTGTGCCGTCGTATTCAATACGCAGGAAAATCGGTTTCCACTCGTTTACAGGCGTCGTGTTGTCGATCGCGCTCACAAACGTTGTGGCGTTCGTCCAGCGCTTGCGTATCATCGTAATCAAGCCCGAGCCTAGCGCATGCTGCAGCTCCCATGTGACAAGCTTGCCCGTACCGCTCTCGCGCATCATTACGCCCTGCCCGGTGTAGTTTCCCACACCGCCGAAGGCCGTAAGGTCGGAAAACGCAGCTGTGACCTTGAAGGTGCTTCCTGCGCCGGCTTGATAGTAGCACGCGGTTTGTGCAGCAATCGAGGTTTTGACACCTTTCCACGTTCCTGTAACGTCCGTCACAGTGAGCGTACCGCCATTTAGTGCGGTCATTGTGGCGATTGCGGGCGGCGCCTTGCAGACAATGCCGTTTACCAGATTTCGCCAGGTCGAGCCATCATCGATCTGCGGTACTACGCCGTCCGTAAAAATCGCCTGCTTGCCCTGCGTGCCTGCGGCGGGCTTGCTCGCATACGTTCCGTAATACGCGAAACGGTTGTCTACATAAATCTTCGTAGCCGCGTCCTGCGCGCTCGCCGGATCCGTAACGTTCGTGACCTTATGCGAACCCATGTTGAGATCGCCCGTCGCGGTGATCGATCCGTCTTTCGCAAGCTGCGCGTTGTTTGTAACGTTATCGAGTACCGCAAGCGTGCGCAGTGCAGCCGCGTCCGCAGCATTCAAAAGCGACCGGCCGAAAGACGTAGTCGAGATAAGCGCGGAAGCGGACGCGCTTGTGAAATACAACATTTTGTTGGCGGATGCTGCGCCCGCTGCAGCAATGGCGTCCAGAATCGCGTCAAGCCATGCGCTCGACAGAATACCGCCCGCGCCCGATTTCGGGATCGTACTCGCGGCAGGTGTTGCACTTGCGATTTCGTCACTTCCGCCGTTCTTATGGCTCGCTGCATGCGCAGCGGGCGTTTGCGCGGTCGCAAGCAGTCCGGTTAGCCCGGTTACGTCGATCTCATCGCTGCCGCCGTCCTGGTGACTCGTTTTGTGTGCGGTTGGATTCTGCGCATCCGCAAGTAGTCCCGACATGCCGTTTAGGTCCAGCTCGTCAGCGCCGCCGTTTTGGTGACTCGCTTTATGCGCGGCGGGCGTTTGCGCGGTCGCAAGCAATCCGGTTAGCCCGGTTACGTCGATCTCATCGCTGCCGCCGTTTTCGTGGGACGCTGCGTGCGGATCGGGCGTGCCGCCCCCGCCGCCACCCGATCCGCCCGAACCCACAACGACCTTGATCGCAGGCTGCGCGCGAACGGAAAGCCGAATTTCCGTAGGTGTAACGATCAGACCCATGTGCTCACACGAATTCTTGACTTACGAAAAACTTCCCGAAAAGCAGGGCTTTGCGCACGCCGCCGAGCAAATATCCAAGCGTGTACTGCCAGTCCTGCACCATTTGCTTCGTCTGCGTTGCTGCGACGCGGATCGTAATTTGCCCGGCTGGTCCGTCCACGCTGCTGCCCGTGCTAAGCTGCACATCGGCTTGACCGGGTGCGAACACACGGCCGATCACGGTCGCACCTGTGATGTCGATCGGTACATCCGAATCATCGGTGAGCGTGAGCGTGAAAACGAAATCTGCGCCACGTCGTGTGCGCAGCGTCAGCTCTTGCCCGTGGTCTAGTAGCTCTGCGGTCATTTCAGATCAGCCCGATTTGACCCGAGCTGCCGACAGCCACTAGCAGCTGAGCTACGTTTGTCGGATACGCTTGCGACTTAGAAAACGCATTCATCGTATACGTTAGCTTTGTAGGCACGCGCAAAAATGAAGTGACAAGGTCGCCAATCAAAAACTCACACGCGCCGTCTGTATTATCAATCGCGACTACCACAGGCCCCCAAGACGGTATGGCAACTGCCGTGCAGTCGCCGATCGCTGTAACACCGGAGTCCCAAAGCCCAACATGCACCCACGTAACGCCGTCCGCAGACGCTTGAATTTCGGTGCCGGAACCCACGGCTACGAAAGCCGCATGCCCACCGTAGCGCACATATCCAGCAGCCACGTCCAAGAACGATCCGCTGTACGAGGATCCTGCGGTGCGATGCGTCCATGCCGTGCCATTCGTAGACGTTTGAATTTCGCCGTTCGCACCAACCGCGCAAAACATCGATAGTGCGGGCGACCAAACAACGCTATTGAACGTTCCCGAGAACGAAGCTGCGGGCGTGCGGTGCGTCCACGTAACGCCATCTGGCGATGACTGGATTTCGCCGCTGGCGCCGACTGCCACAAACAGATCAATACTTGGCGCGTACGTTACGCTGTGAAACGTGCCGGCATATGCAGATCCCGCCGTGCGATGCGTCCATGTAATGCCATCGGGGGACGTTTGGATTTCGCCACTCGTGCCCACAGCAACAAAAAGGCCGTCTGCGTCACTGTATGCAAGACCATTGAACGTGCCGGAATACCCACCCGCGGCACTGGCCGACGTAAACGCAACTCCGTAGTTATTTGAGTATTCAAGCACGCCGCTCGCGCCCGCCGCGACAGTCACGTACCGCGTGCCGTTTTTGCCTAGCGTGGCTGCTTTATAATTCGGCGTTCCCGTTCCCGGCGTGCCGCTCCGAATCGCAGCCAAGCACGCCGCGGTCCGCGCGTACTCACGCGCATAGAAAATCTCGCTAGCGAAGTTTGACGTAAGCTGGCCGACGGTCGTGTCATCTGGGGTCTGACCGAGCGACGTAAGCCAGTTGTCGAGCTGATCGCTTCGGCGCGTCAGGAAAAGGAACCATTGCGCGATCAGGTCCAGTAGCCAGTTGACCCACTCGTACGGCACGCGCTCTTTAGCGAAACCGGACGCGTACCGACCCGAACCCGGATCGGTTTTCGTACCCGAAGACGCCCACTCAAAAACGGTTGCTGGCTTGCTCATGATCGATCCTTCAAATGATGGACGTAAGGATCCCGCCGTAGGTCGGATCCGAAAGGCTGCTGAGTCCGAAGTGCGCCGCGTTCGTTACATCCGCAACAGCGCCGAGCGTAAACGCTTCGTCTTCGTCGGGCGTCGTATGCACGTGCATGCCGATTCCTGCGCCGCGCACCAAATTCAGAACCTGCTTCATTACGGCTTCGTCAAACGCGCTATTCGTGATCTCGATCACGTATGCAGCCGGGTAGTCAGGAACGTATTTGACCGTGGCGGTTTCTTCGACAAGCAATCGAGCGACTTTCAAAGAGTCGGCGATCTTGCCGTTCGATCGATTCGCGATAATGCGGATGCGAATCCAAATACGATACAGATCGTCGTCGCGTCCTTGCCGTGCTTCGCCGACGATCCAACCAAGCGCGTCCAGCAAAAAGCCGGTCGCGTTTTCGAGCATCCAGCCCTCATACAGGTCTTGGGACACATTGCGAATTAGCTGCACTTCTTCAAGCGCGATGCGCACGAACGCTTGAAGCTTCGCGCGTTCCTGATCTTGCTGCAGCATGTTTGCCGCAGCTCGAGCCGCAACCTCGGTATCGGTGACAAGATCCCGGCTCATTACGTCACCGTAACCGTAATGCGCGCTGTGTCCGCCACAGCGATTTCTGCGCGGGCGACTGCGAGACGGATCCCGGTTGGCGACGCGGACGCGCCAAGCGTCATACTTGCTTCAAGCACGCCACCAATCGCATACACGAGCGCGTAGTATTTCGTAATGATTGCTTCAATGCCGATCTTCTGATCCGCGTTGAACGCTTCGGCGAGCGCTGACTTGATTTGATCGTCACCGTCTACGGGGTACTTGTCCGCGTCTACGGTGACGGCAACGTCAATGTACGCGTCCTTTGCGCTCGCGCGCGTGAACGCCACTGCGTGCGTCGTCTCTTCGTCGTCAACCGCGTTTCCGCTTTCCGATGTGCCGCCGCTACCGTGTGCGGCTTCGATACCTGCAGGCTGCGCGTCTAGAATTGCTTGCGCGATCGCGTCATCGCTTGCCGCTTCGGCAACGCCGTCCCATACGATGATCTCGAAAGAGTGCGGCGGCAGTCCGTTGCCGTCCGTCGCGTTCGTCAGATTCTCCGCGCTTGCCGTATCCAGCACGCCGTCTACTTCGTTCACGTCCGCTACGATCGCGAGTACGACCGTAGACCCGCTCACGTTCAGCTCTTCTTCGCGACGCAGCCGCAGCTCTGGATCCGTTTCGTCCGCCTGACCTTCCGTTGCATCGAAAGCGTTCGTAACCGAAACCCATCCGGCCACAGGCGTATTGATCACGGTAAGCAGGCCCGCAGGCGCGCGCACGGGACCCGACGTGATCGCGCGCATGTCCACGGCAAACGTTGCTGTAATGCCGGATCCGTTCGTCACGTCTTCAAGCGTTTCAAAGATCGCAGACGTGTCGCCTGCAACGTTCGCGCGCGAGCCTGCGTCAAGCGTCGTGCCCGCCGTGAGTTGCACGCTCGCGCTCACGGTTGAATAGCTCGGATCGCGCGGACGCGTGCCCGTCAGTAACGCCGAGTTACGCAGCGCACGGCCGCTTGCCGTGGGGCCGATAGACACACCCACGTCCCGCACGACGCGTTGCACGGCCGCCAGCTCTACCGCCAGCACGCCAAACGCGCGGCCGATCGGATCATTGTCGGACGTGTCCAGGTTCGGATCTATGCCGCCCGGGGCTCGAGCCTTCGCAGCCATGCGATCCCGAATCTCGTCCACTGAATCGACGGTGATACCGTCCGCTGTGAGTGCAAAAGTCATGCCGTCTCAGCGGAGTTTAGCACGGATCCGTCCACCAAAGTAGCCGAAAACGTGACCGTTGCCTGCCGCGTTCCGGCGTCCAGTGTGACCGTGATTTGATCCAGATTGCCCACACCGGGGTCGTCCTGTATCACGCGTGCAAACACGCCCTGAACCGTCGTCAAGTTCGGATCCTTGACAAACACGTCACGGAAAAACGGAACGCCTTTCAAGCGGTTCAGAACCCATTCGCCAAGAAACCAGCGCAAGTTTTGTGACAAGCGCTGCGCCGTTTCCTCGCGAAGCGACGACGTGAGCCGCGAGCTTCCCGTAGGGCTCACGTAGAGATCGTCCGTCTCGGGGTCCATGTAGTATTGCGGCATGGCTTCACTCCGTCTTGAGCTTCGTAGCAGCTACGCTATCCGGCGCCGTTGAAAACTCTGAAGCATATGCGGCTTTCAAAGCTGCGCCGCCATCCGTGGGGGCGACAACCCACGCCGTGCGAATCACATGATCCAGACGTGAAATGAAATCATCGACTTTCGCAGCAAGCGCCACGAAATCCTGCGCGGCTTCGGGCAATGTGCCCACCGAAAGCACGCCCGCGGGCGATAGCCGCGCGCACGTGCCGCCACGGATACCGAAAACGAAATCGAGATTTGTAGCCAGCTCTGTGATCAGGCTCGGAACAGGAAGCAGCCCGGGGACGAAGACGCCATGCATGGGCGAATGCCGTCGCGTGTCAGACGGATCACTTTCCTGCCCGGTCGTAAGCCAGCGATCGATCGCGAGCGTTGCGCAAACGATCTGACCCGTATCACCGATCTCGACAGGCGCCCCCATGAAAAACGAGCCGCCTGTCAGACGTTGCACCGGAAGCTGCAGCACAGGAAAACGCTGGGCTACAACCCTGCCGCTTTCGTCAAAGACGTGGTCTTTGACTTGCGGCTGAACGTTTGCGATCTGCCGCGCAGCGTCGTATCCGACAACCTTGCCAGGAAACATCGTGTAGACGGACGCGGCGTGCGCGTCCAGCACGTCACGCAAAACGTCTTCAAGTGCTGGCGTCTCGTTACTCATGTGCGCATGTCCGCTTCCGTGTCCGTGTACCAATCTGCGCCGGCGCTTTGTCCGACGTACACACATTTTTTCGCAACGTAGAAACCCGTCACGTTTTCGGCTTCGACTTTGAACACAGCGCCGGGGCGAATGTCTGCCGTGAGTAGCGAGCGCACTTTGATAGAGCCCTTGTCGCCGACTTCGGGCGATCCGATCAGACCCGCGCCTTCTTTCAGCAGCACTGCGGCGTTGCCTAGATTTCCGTCGATCGGCAGCACTTGAAGCACGCCATTTTGGTAGCTGTGTTCGAGCCCGCCAGACTTCAACAGCTTGCGCAGCTCTTCGTCACCGTTGCCATGCGCCGTAAAGCCTTGCGAGAATTGCTTGCTCGAATCGGCCAGCTTGCCTTTCAAAAGCTGACCTGCAAGATTGCCGGCCTGCACACCCATCTCGGCTATGATGCGCTTTACAGCATTCTCGAAAGTGGTGCCTGGCCCTAGGCTGAAACTGATCGGGCGCTTCTTAGCTTGATCTCCGTCGCCGCTTGTGACGATCGTTTTCCAGTTAGCACCGTCGCGTAGCGAAGTCGTTTCACGAAGCTCGCCTAGAAAGATTCCCGGAATCGGTTTCTGATCTGCGTACCCTGCGCGAAACTCAACCACGAGCCCGGCCTTTTGCTGGCTCAAGTATTTGCGCGTATCTGCCGCGAGATTGTACACCGTAAACTCGGCGGTATTCTGCGACGACTTGCGCGAGCGCTCTACGCGAAACTCGATATCCAATCCCTTGATATCGCGTCCGTGTACGTTCAGGCTCCAGACTCGGCCGAATTGCTTCATGCCGTCAGCTCGTCCGCGTCAAAGTAGTAGAGCCGCGCCGCGAGCCCTAGGTCATTCTTTCCCGGATCGGCGTTCGCGCAAAACTGCAACTCGCCTGCAGGGCGATCCGCATGCGTCACACCCGCAAGCAACGGATAGTCCGCAATGCATGGTATGCCCAACACGAGCGGCTCGGGCTCAGCCGCGTCTGTTACAAAGTAGCAGTCGAAGTACCACTGATCCGTTGCAGCGCTGTAGCTGAACGCGAGCGTATACGACTTGCCGTCTAGATCCGTCGTAACGGAAAAATCGACTTCGTCGGATGCAACGCTTAGCGGAATCTCGAAAACCATTAGTGCCCCGTAACCAGTCCGCGCAACGCCGACATTTTAGCAGGCGGCGCGGCTGGCGGCTCAACTTTCGACACGGCGCCTTTGCTGATTTTGTTCAACGCCGGGATCTTCGTAACCGCGGCCGTGCCTGCAGCGATGTGCTTGAAAGCGATCGTGAATACGAGCGCGTCACCTTGCTCGGGTGTACGCGGCACGCTGTACGAAGTGATCGCCATGTCTTCGTACGTGCGCAAATCCGTAATCACGCGACACAGCGTGCCGTCGTTCCGGATTTTCAAAAGCGCTTGATCGCAGTCTTTGACGCGATCGAACGGCGTAGAAAACGTCTTGACGTTCGCGCCCGACTGCCCACCCGGAACAACCCGCCCGATGTGCGCTTCGTCGCCCCCACCAATCGGAATCGCAGCAATCAAGTGCGGAATCGGCAGCGGCAGGTCACCTAGCGTCTTCGTAACGCCATGCGCCGTACCGCGGGAATCAGAGCCTTTCCAACTGGCGGAAATGAAGCTAGACGCCTCACGCGCGCCGCCGTTGTGGTCTTTCGGCAGGTGGATCGGCGTGTTGCTGATTGTGCCCGTCACAGACAGCACGTCAGGATCCGGGCGTACATGATCCGCGATGTTTGCGCCCTTCTCTACGGGGTGATCAGTTACGGTGTTCGTGGCGTCGTGCTGCTCATTCGTCGTCGCATCGATCTCTAGCGAAAACGTCTGGCCGCTCTTATCTTTCCACGAAATGTTTACGCGCGTAGGCATGGATCATTTCTTCGCGGGCGCGGGTGCAAGCGCGTGCTTGATTCGGCGGGCCTGCTCGCCCTGCTTACGCTCTACGTGTTCTGCGATCTCAGCTGCGCTAGCGCCGGCCTTTTCCACGTGCACGTGCGTGCTCGCGTCAACGACGGTAGCGCCGCCAACCGCGGAGCGGCTAGCCTGCCCAAAGCCCGCCGAACCTTGCTGCAAGCCAGCCGTAAGCCCGCGCGCGACGGCACGCGGCGTGCCCTGATCGAAAACTGCGCCCGCGCCGATACCGCGGCCCGTAGCTCGAGCGATCGGGTCCGCTGTTCCCGCATTCGCGTACGCGCTGCCCGCCGCGATCACATCTTCGGCGGCGCCCGTGATGTGCATCCCGAGCTTGCCAATGTCACTTTCCTTGCCTTTCGCGGCAAGATCGATCAGCGCGCCTACGGGGTTGCTCACTACGCCCCACACTTCCGAAGCGACTTCGCCGAGACTCTTGATCGACTCTTTGAGCGTATCGATACCAGCCGACCACGAGCGCACAAGATCGTCCGCGGTGCCGATACCTAGCCACTCGTCAAGCCACAAGCCGATCTGTGATTCATTGCCCGTCAAGAGCTGATACAGATCTTCGACGACAAGAGCGAACGCGGCAACGGCTGCGCCAATCAACGCCCACTCGGCAACCGCTACCGCGTTCGCAAAGATCGTTTTCCAAGTCGCGGCTTCGACTGCGAGTAGCGCCGGGACGATCCTCGTCCACATCGCAATGTAGAGCGCCGTACCGAGCACCGTGGCCAGGTAGTCCGAATGCTTCGCGAGCGCACGTGCGCCCGTCGCAAGCTTGCTGAAACCCTCAGTCAGCTTCACGAGAATCGGAAGCAGGTATGTTGCGATCGTACCCTTGACGGACAGCATGATAAAGTCGAAGCGCTTGAGCGCTTTTTCTAGCTCTGCGCTTTTGTGAATTGCTTCTTCACCGAAGCCGCCGCCGAGCGCTTCTGCTTCTTCGCGATACTTGCGGATCCCTTCCGCGCCGCCCGCGAGTAGCGGAATCAGCTCGTTCGCGCCGCGGCCGAAAATCTTGACGGCGACGGCTGTACGCTGCGCCGGATCCTCGATCTTCGCAATGCCTTCGGCCGTCTCTTCAAAGAGCGTATCTGTGCTTTTGATATGCCCGTTCGCATCTTTGACGGCTACGCCGATTTGTGTGAACGCGCCCGCTTGCTCTTTCGATCCCTTGCTCGCCGCAACCGCGTTGACCTGCAGAAAGCGCAAGCCTGCGTCCAACGAACCCACGGCAATATCTGTTTGATTCGCGGCGTATCGCAGCTGTTGTACGGCTTCAACGGAGAGCCCGAGCCGCGTAGCCGCATGCTCCGTGCTCGAGCCAAGTTCAACCATTTGGTGCGCGAAGTGCGTGATCAAGTGCACGCCTTCGAGCGCAAGGAATCCGGATACCAGTCCCTCGGCGCTATGCAGGAACTTTGCAAGCCCGCCGTGCGCCGCGTGCTCTGCTTTGCCGTCCAGCGCTTCGATCGCTTTTGCGTGTAGCGCCGTCTGCTCGCGCGCGCGAATGATCGCGCTCTTCTCTTCTTCAAGCGCGCGGTTGTAACCTTCCGGAAGCGCGGGGCCGAAGGCTTCGAGGCTATGCTCGGGCGCTGTGAATCCGGGCGGAAGCTCGGGACCGTGCTGCCCCGGTGTACCGAGCGACGTAAGCGCGTTCTGCCGCAGCGCGGCTGCTTCCTGCGCGCGCAGAATCGCGGCTTTCTCGTCTTCAAGCGCGGAGTTGAAACCGGGCGGCAGTGCCGGGCCAAAAGCAACCGCGTCTTTGACGGCTGCGCCGGCGCCCGCGGCGGCCGCGCCCACGCCCGAAAGCTTTCGCTCGAGCGTTTCGCACAGCCGCACGAGTTGAACGGCCACACGCTCGATCGCGTCGAGCCCGCGTTGACCCGCCGCAAAGTCAGACTGCTTTACGTCTAGACCTAGCTCCGCTATCAGCTCGCTTACAACGATCGCGCTCATGTTCAATCACTCACGTTCAGCGCGTCTAGCATGTCGCTTACTTCGGTAGCGTCAAAAAGATCGTCTAAGCTCCAACACGTCTGCAGCTCGTTCAGACCGCTTTTGTAATACTGCGACGTGGCGATCCGGTGAACCATCCAATCGACGGCGCCGGGTACGGTGGCTTTCTTACCCGTCAGCCGCGGGGGATCGTAAGATCCCAACCGGATAAAAAACTTGCGAAATTGAATTCGAGACAAAACGCCAACCACTTCAAGAGCGTTCCGTAGTTTCCGCCGAACGCGTCCAGCTCGATCGAGCCCGAAAGAAGGATCGACACGTTCTTTTCGTCGAAGGTCTCGGTAACGCGCGCGAACGTCTGGACAAACGCGTTGAAGGTTTCGTAATCCAGGCTTTTGATCAGCTCGCCGATCGCGTCCGCCATCACTGGCAGCGCCACGTCTGCGAGCTTCTTTCCGTCCAGCGCTTTCATGAACGAAACTACGGCGGGGCCGCAGATCTTCGTCAGCTTGAAGAACATGGGGCGGGACTGCCCAAGCGCAAGCTGCGTAACGCGCAGCCTGTGACCGTCGATAACGGTTTCCGTAGTCTTGAGCATGTGGGCTTACTCGACTTTCGTAGCAGGGCGCCGAAGCGCCGGGAATCACGCGCCGCCCGTGAAATCGTCCAGCGCTTCAACTTCGATCTTCCATTCGCGCGACTTCGCGGTCCGGTCATACGAAGCGTCAGGCTGTCCGACAATCCAGGCGTCTTTGCCTGCGTACAGCGCGCGGCCCTGACGATCGCGCACCATGACGGGAGCGATACCGGCGCCGTTAGGCGCCTTGTCGTCAGCGACGGCGATCGCGCTGTACAGGTCATTCGTGTTGCTCGTCTGCATGAGCTTCACGGTAATCGTAGCGCGCTTGTCTTTTGACTTGCTGCGCACAACCTCGCCCGTAGTACCGACCACGCTCGAGAAACGCGGCGTGGTGTGCTCTATCGTAACCATCTCACCATCTGCGAACCCTTCGGCGGGGACGCCCGCGAAGATCACGGAAATCTGATCAGGATCGTAAACTTTCACAGACATTCGCTAGAGCCTTTCCAGATCAGACGTTGACTTGACCGTCGATATCGACTGCGTGAATGGCACCCGACAGACGCGCCGAGAAAGTGATCCCGGGGAAAAAGCGCGCGTTGCGGTCGGCCGTTTGCTGGCTCGCCACGGTCGGGATCGAGATCACGGGCGCGGGGTCGCGCGCGAGGATCGTCTTGTCCTGCGCATCCTTGAGCACGCCATCCATGACGCTGCGGATGCGATCGCCTGACACGTCTTCGTACGGGAGCTTCGGCGCGCTCTTCAGCAGCGCGAAGACGTTTTCCGTCATGCGCGCATGGACGTAGTCGATCCCCTGCGTGATATCGTAGAATTCGCCCGACGCGGTCACGCCTTCCGTAGTCATGCCCACGCCGCCCACGCTCTCGTAATAGTTCGCTTTGAACGCTTTCAGCGCGCTCTTCGTGGTCGCGTTTTGCTGCGCCACGGTCGGGATCGAAATGCCCGCCAGCGTCTTGAACTTCCACGTTGCGGCGCCGGGATCGTACGGGAACACGGCGCCCATAACGCCCGCGCCCACGAACGCGTCCGCGTCAGGGTGGTACCACAGGCCCGAGCGTGCGAACGAAAGCGCGTGCATGTCGTCGTACACGCTCGAGCTATCGAACAGGTAATCCGCCGAGCTTGCGGCAAAGACCGCGCGATCGGTTTCCGCCCACGTCGCCGCGGTCAGGTTCGCGTCATGCGAGACGCGATCGATTAGCAAACCGTACCAGTCCGAATCCGCGGCGCGGAGCGCCGCGAGATCGGTATCGATCGCGGTATCGTCCGTGATGTCTTCGATCGTGTACACGCCGTCCCCGGTCGGCGCGCTGAAATTCATGATCGTTTCGTTCGCGGTCACGACCACAGTAACCGTGGTTCCTGTATCCGTCGAAGTCGCCGTAACGCCGGCCAGCGCGTCGATCGCGGACGCGATGCCTGTGCACACTTCCGCCAAAGTAGCTGAGCTATCTGCCGTGAACGTCCACGCAAGCCCGTTCAAGACGCCCGAGTAGACCTTGTCGTTACTCGCGGTCGGGCGAATCTTGAGGGTCTGATTCCAGCTCGTGGAAAGCGTGCCGACCTTGAACTTTGAAATACGCGGCGACTGTGAAAGCAACCGGGTTGCAATCTTGTACGTCGGTGACGAAGACGAAAAGCCGTCGCTCACGAGATCCGCCAGCGCGCTGGATGCGGTGTATTCTTGGATACCCGTGAAGTTGTTATGATACGCTGCGATCAGAATCGTTCCGAAAGACGCGCGCGAAACCGCTGCCGTTTCCTTGGAAATCGTGAGATTGACGATATCTGAAAGTGCCATGCGTGCTATTCCTTATGGGGGCGGTCTTAGAATCTCGTCAGTCACGTTCGGCGGGCTCGTGGCGTCCGCGGGATTTCCTGATACTGCCAGCGCAGATGATACCCCGACAGAGTCGATTTGTCCAGCCGTATTCGCGTCCACCGATGCAACAGCCATGCCAAACGTAACGACCATGGCCGCGATCGATTCCTCGCGCTGATCGCGCGGCGCGTTGTAGTTCTGCGTGTTTCCCGTACGCACAACTGCGATCCCTGCCGCCTGCAACGCCGTAAGAATACTCGGCTTTTTCAGCGACGTTTTCAGCTCTTCGATCGCGTACTGCGCCGAGCTATTGGGCGTGTGCGTGCGCCCGCGCGCGCGGATCGTTACGTCCAGCTCCCGGTTGCCATGAACCGTAAACACGGGACCGTTCACGCTATCGGCCATCGTGCGCCAATCCTCGCCGATGCGCCGGATGCTTGAGGGCTCGTCAATCTCGATACGGTACGGCGCCGGGATCTGAAATACGCGCTTCGTGTCCGTCGTATCGTTCGGGACATTCGGCAGCACGGCGGATACCCACGCTTTTAGCGCGGTCTGAAATGCGGCGAGATCGATCATGTCTTGTCTCGTACTTGATACGAAACCGAGCTGCGCAACTGGCCTTTGTCGATCAGCGGCACGCTAGAACGCTTGCGCTCTTTCGTGCTCTCGGCGTTACTCGGCGGCACGCCGTCTGCGATCTGCGTCTTGATCGCGCCGACGACGCTTTCGCCCATAAGCCCGAGCGCTTGACGCGCTTCTAGCTTGTCTTCGAGTACGCCACGCCCGATGCGCTCAAAGCCTTTCTGCAGCTCTGCTTTGTGATTTTCGAGCGCTAGCGAAATGAACGGGCGCGCGGGAATGTGCACCACGTGGTCTACGGTATCGCCTTCCTTGAAATCGCTCGTTTCGGGTGCGCTCGTCCCGAAATGATTCCACGTCGCGACTTCGGCCACGGTCGCGTGCGATTCGCCGTTTTCGTCCTTGTGGGGGGCGGCTGCAGCCGCGCCGAGCACTCCGACCGCTACGCGTAGCCCTGACAGCTCCGCGAGCTTTTGACGCACGCTGGCGAGGTTTCCGGTTTTGCGGACGGTAGCCATTCCGATACCCGGCTCCACGTCAGCAATCCTCGAGATCGGTCGCGCTCATAACTTCGGGCGCGATGCCGCCCGCCACGCCCATTCGCAGCGGAAGCGCGAGCAGCATTTGCCGAAAGACCACGCTATAACAGCTCTGCGTGGGATCGGTTTTCAGCCGGGCGTTTTCGCCGAAAGGCGTCATAGCGAGGATATCCGCCGCCTTGCAAAACACCGCGTCTTGATACCGCGAGCCGAACGCGCGAGCATCGCAGAAGCCCGCCGCCTGCCGCAGCGCGCGCGCGATCAACGCGGGGGCAACCGTCTGGCACTCCGCGAATTCGGGGTACTCAGTAACGAACGTGGTTGCGTCAACGGCCATGTCCAATCATAGCACGTTTCGTGCCGAAAGTATTTTCAGAAATCGACACGCGGGCGCTTGCGCGCGGACGGGAACGGTGCGAAGGTGCTTGTATGCAAATCGAACTATTCAGCACGGGCGCACGTAGCGGCAACGAACGCGTCGAACCGATCAAACACGGAGACATACTGCAAACGAAATGCTTTGGTCGCGTCGTTGTAACGCACGCCGACAAGGACGCGTACGAACGAGGCGTTTACGTGTGTTTGCGTCTAGATAACGGCAACGAATGCGTCGTTTTCGATCGCGAAGTCGAATATCGCAGCCGCTAGCCCTGCTCGTCTTCGTCCCCGGGACGAAGCTCGCGATCGCGCAAGTGAAGCGCCTTCTTCACGGGGGCGCGCGCGTCCTGCATGAGCCACTCGGCGAGCTGCGCCGGCTCGTTACAAGCCTTGATCGCCGCGAGCGCGGCCGCGATCGTGAGCGTGCTTAGGTCGCTCACGTGATCGCCCCGTGTGTACTCGCGCGTGCCGCCTGCGGGCGGCGCGTCTTCGATCGTGCACCACTTGTCGAAGATCTCGGCGGCGGCGCTGTTGTACGTCAGAATGTACTCGAGCAATTCCGAATCGACGGCATGCGCGCCGCGTTCGAGCTGGATCCGCCGCTCGGGATAGTGCGTGTATTGCAGCTTTCCGGCCGAGTCCAGAACCGGGTTTCCGGCTGCGTCGTTCACGCGCTCGCGCGGGCGCTGCGCGGAAAAGTCGAATGCGTTCGTGTACCGATTTACGATCTTGACTTCAGTGGGCATGCGCGCACTGTATCACACGAACGCTTACGGTTCTAGCGCTTTGACACGCGCCGCGAGCTGATCGATCGCACCCTGCAGCGTCGTCGGCGCCGGAGACCAATCGCCCGGCACGGCGGGCGTGAACGCCTGCAGCGCAGCGATATTCGCTTCGTCGGCTGCGTCGGCCGCTTCAAGTGCGGCGACCGCAGCAAGATACTCGGGACTGAAAACGTCTTTCGATGCCATGGCGCAAGTGTATCACATGCGCGCCTAAAATGCCACGAATCGACGCACGCGCTCTGCGCAGCACGTCGCACTAGGTACGACAAATCGAACGGCGCCGTTGAAAATACATCTTGCGTTCGCGCGGGGCGTGAGCTAGGTTATGTGTATGACAAAGATTGAACAAATCAAAGCGGCCATTGAGAAACACGCCTTTACGTATCCGGGAAACTACGGTCGCGGCACGTTTGAACACCGCATTTCCTGCGTACAGGATGGAAACACCGTTACGCTACATTCCAAAATCAGCGCGTGCGTAGATAAGCAAACCGCATGGGACAAGCTGTCTGCCGTAATCACGGATTCTGATCTTGGCGGCGGAAAAAGGCGTCGCACTGGCTGGTACCACATGGGCTCGTTTCGACACGATGGTTACTCGTATACCGTCGTCTTGAAAGCCTAGAAAACAAAAGCCCCGGTCACTCCGAAGAGCGCCGGGGCGTAGGCGGGCAGCGCCGCGCCTAAATCAAAAACCGTCCATGTACGCCATGGCGAGCGGCTGACGAACCAAGCAACCGCCAAAACGAGACTCGATCGGACGCGTCCAGTATAGACCGCGCTTCTCCGGCTCATGCTGCACGGGCTCCATGGGAATGCAGAGCTGCACAACCTTGCCGTCCCTCTTGTACGCCAGCGCGCGCTTGGCGCCCGTCGCCGAAAGCGTTTCGAGCGCATTCGACCATAGCACCTGTTTGATATCTGCGCGATTCTTCAAGAACACGGCCAGCACGGTATCCTGAACTGAGCCCGCGGTGTCGACCGGCGTAGCCGCGATCAGGTTGTACGTGGTAAGCGGCAGGATGATCGTATCCGCCATGAACTTACCCTTGCTCTGCTCCACAACCTTGTTCGCAAGCTTGTGCAAATCCTTCAACATGGTCGCGCCGGAAGCCGACGAGAACACGCCCGAAGTCGAGATCACCGCGATGTCGGGGTGATTGAAGAGCCCGATAAAGCCGAGCTTGGTATCGCCCACGAGCGCAGTAGCGTCCACGCGCTCCTCGTGCGCGCGCATCGCAGCTTCCATCATTTCGGAATCGAGCGGCGTTCCGGCCATCGCAGCGGCGCGGAGATCCTGCGCGCTGTAGCCGTAGCTGTTCGCGATCGTCTCGACCTTGCCGGTTTTCTTCTCACCACGCAGGCCGGTCGCGGGCAACTCGTCTGCGTAGTCCGCAACGAAATCCGCGCGGCCGAACGGGGTCAGAACGCGGTAGCTGAACGTGTCCGCACCCGGATTCACGTCAGTTTTGAGCGGCAGGAAGTCACGCGCTTTCAGGTCCGCGAATTCGAGTTTGTACGCCTGCGCCTCGATCGCCTCGAGTTGCTGATCAACGAACAGCTCGCTTGCGGAGTCCATGCGGAGCCCGCCCGCGTGCAAAAGAGTCTGAATGAGTGCCAGGAATTTCATGGTCTTTCTTTCGATCCCTTACGTCTTACGATCAGCCGGGCAGATTGATTTCGCACACGGCCAGACCGGCCGCGCTCGCATCGGAGCGGTAGCAGGCGTTGGGCAGAAGCGCCGCCGTGGAAGAATCCGCCGAAGTGCGGAAGCTTCCGAGCTGCGAACCGCCCGAGCCAGACGCATACCGCACGTAGACGGGATCGCCGTCTTTCACCGTCTCTTCGACGGTCACGAGCACGCGCACGACGCGGCCGACCGGCGCCATACTGTTGGCGCGAACCACGCCGCCCGTCACGCGCGAATAGTTCTGCGCGCACATGATACCGCGAGCGCGGGTGCCCGTGATGTCCGCGGCCGCGCGCGGGAGGCGCACCACGTCCTGATCCGAAAGATCGTCCTTGCAGACGAATAGGCCGTACGCGATATCGTCGTTGGCATCATTCACGACGGTTTCGACCATGTTGCCGTTGTAGGCGATCGAGAAATCCGCCAGCTCGCCGTCGCCCGTGGCGTACACGATCAGCGGGGTATCGGTGCCCGTGGCGTGCACGGACTGCGTGCCCGCGTTGATCAGGGCCACAAGACCCGCCACGATTTCGGCAGTCGTTGCCGAACCATCCGACGTGTAATCATACGCCGCGCTCGCGCCGTTCTGCGTGATCGTCGCGATGTAGTGCGTGGTGTTCACGGCGGTCACAGCCACCGAAACGTACTTGCGGCTGGCGGTCTTACCGCTCGCGATCACGTGGGGACGGTTGTCCGCCAGCATGCCCGCGAAACCCCGAGAGAGGTTGTCGCCGATCGAAGTTTGTGCAACGAAAGCTTGAGTCATGGTGTCTGCAATTCCTTACGTTTTCCGACCGTTACGCGGGTGCGTCACTTGCCCGAGCTACGCGCCTTGCGCCGCTCGATCATTTCCTGCCGCGGATCCTTCGCGGGGGCGCCGCCCGCCTCGAGCACGGCAGCCACGGCCGCGGGGCCGCCGTCCTGACGCACAACCGGGAGCTTCGCGACGCACGCCTGATCGAAGAGCGCCGAAACGTACTCGTCCGACTTGCCGTCCAGCTTCACGCCGGGGTAAACCTTCGCAACCACTTCGCCGCGAATCTGCGCATCCGTCTTACCGTCGAACTTCGCCGACGTACCGAGAACCTTGGAAGCCGACGCCTCGAGCGCCTTGCGCTCTGCGGCGGCTTCGGCCGCGTCGGCCGCGTCCGTGCGAACCTTCAATGCGTCGCGCTCGGCTTCGATCTGCGCGCGCGCCGATTCCGCAGCCGCCTTGTCCGCCTCGAGCTTCGCCACGTGCGCCGAGATCACGGCTTCGTCTTTGGCGTCCAGTTTGATTTCAACGGTACCGAAAAGCATTGTTTTCTTTTCCTCAGCCGGCGCAATGGGCGCTTGATTGTCCAGAGTATCGCACACGGTATCATTGGCGTCAAGCACGATAACACATGCTTGGCTCGATTCTTGCTGTGCGTCCAGACGCAACGCCACGTCGCGCCCCTGCCGCCCGGCGCCGGGCGGAAGCAGCGCAAAGTGATTGTATCGAATTTGACGCTGTACCAAATCGTATGCGCCATACACGGGATGCACACCCGGCGTGTGATCCTCGCGCACGACGTAACCACTCGAAATGTCCTGCCGTTTACCGGCTTCGACGGCTTCGACCGCGGGCGCGTCTTCGATCTGCATACGCACGACTAGGTGCGTACCGTCTTGACGCGGTGTATCAAGCGGGCCGCCCACGCGCAACGCGCGTACCGACTTGCTCGTTACGAGCCCAGGATGCAAATCGGTCGCCGGCTTGCCGATCGCGCTCGCGATCGATTCGGGTGCAAAAACTTCTTCAGCCGGGCGATACTCGCGCCGCGTACTTCCGTCCGGTCGCTTGTACTCGAAAACACCCACGCGCCCGATAGATGCGTCGCAACGAAGATACCCCTCCGGTGTACGTTCTACTTTCGTCAGCTTGACTGCGTCGAAGCGGATCGATTCGTGTAGCTCTGCACTCACGCGCCAAGCGTAGCACGAATCATGCCACCGCCGCAAGGGTGATACGCTACGCCGGGGTGATCACCAAACGCCTGCGTTTTAGGCTAAACCGCAACGAAGCCGCGCATTTAGGGTGATCACCTACAGCGTCGCGGGCATCGTATTGCGATACTCGCCCGGCACGCGCGGCGAACGCGGCAGGCCCGTGTGACGCACGCCCCCGAGTGGCTGCGCCGCAGGCGGCAGTGTCTCGAGCGGCTGCGTCAGGTGAAGCAACCCGGCTTTCGTCTCACGCAAGAAACCGCGCTTGATCAACCTGCGGATCGAGCTGCGCAAGCCCGACTCACCCCGGATGCTCATGTATGCGCAGCTCCGCGCGCAATCGACTTCGGTTACGCCCGAGTACCGATCCACGAAGTGCAGCACGACTTTCTGTGCTGCGCTCGTGTTGCGGTGCGGCACGTTCCGCCCACCTGCCACGCGCTTCGGCGCCTTCGGCAGCGCCTTACGCTTCTGCTTCCGCGCTCGAGCCCCCGGCCGCCGATCCGTGTTCGTGAAATACAACCCTTTGCGATCCGTGAGCAGCTTGCGCTTGACGAGCGCAGCCACGGCGCGATTGAGTCGGCCATCCGCGCGCAGCCCGCGGCGGATCATCGCCAGCGTGCTACCGGGGTTGTATGCGACGTAAGCCATAACGCGCGCTTGCGCGGGACGAAGTTTCAAGATTGACATTTAGAGCCTCCATTGCGTGTGTCGTTTGGTACTGCACTACGGGGTACCTACGCACGCTTGCGAGACTCTGCAATCTGTTTTAGGGCGCCTTGTCGCTTTTCTACACGTCTTGTGCGATCGCGCACGAATCCTAGAGACTCGGAAAAGCTAGACACAGGCCAACGGAGATCAGGAAAATCCCAAGCGCGCCGACAATCAACGAAGGTCCGAACATGCACAACCCGACTGCGATGCACACATACCCGAGTAGCGTTACGAGAATCGACTGCTTCATGGTCGCAACCTCCGTCCGTCGCACGTGCGCCACGTGGAAAGCCAGCGTTGCCCGAGCACGCCGCGCTGCGTCTCGTCCAGCTCGTACACTTCCACGTATTCGACGCCTTCGGCTTTCAGCTTCGCTAACTCGGGCTCGATCGTCAGCGTCTCGCCCGGTCGCAGATCGACGTATGCGATCGTGCCATCTTTTGTAGTCTTCATGTACGCACCTTGCTTACGTCAATGCGGTTGAGCAGTGCCTCGAAATTCGTTCCGCCTACCGTTCGCGTCGGTAGCTTCGGCTCGAGCGGGATCCAGGCTGCGGACTGCGCGTCTACCTGATCCTTGTGGTTGCGCTCGCCTTGCGCATTCTTGTCGCGTGGAAACTCTTCTAGCTCTTTGAAGTATTCGGCATTCCAACCACGTCGCAGCACACTAAAACCCGCGGTCATTTGCTTACCCTCGGCTGGCGTGCGATCCGCGTACGCGCTCGCGGGCGCTGCGTAGATCTCTTTGCTCTTCGTCGCGGGTGTGAATACGACCGGGCCGCAGCTCACAAGCGAAAGGCGCTGGCGCATGTGGTACTCGTCCTGCGCGCCAGCCTGCGCGGGATCATGCCAAAAAGCTTGCGTAACCTTCGGCCCGTCCGTGACCGCAATGCGTGCGATCAAGTCATTTACGGGACCGGGGCGATCGCGCAAGGACGCCACATCGCTCACGAGCACTTGACCGTTACGCAACAGATCGAGACGTACGCCGCGCGTGAAGTCAGGATCGGGATTCTCTTCGCTCGGCTTCGTGCTCGCCTTGTCCCATCCACGCACACTGAAAAGGATTTCGTCGTCGCGCGGCATTTCATCGCGAACACCGTACCACTGCCGATCAAACATGCCTGCGCTCGCGGGACGCGCTTCCCAATTGCCTTGCATGCGCAAGCGCTCTACGCGCGTGAGGTTTCCTAACGACGCTTGGTAGTTCGGATTACCGCGCATCAACACTAGATTTTCTTCTGTGACCGCGTGCACGATCGCGAGCGACTTAGGCTGCAGCTTGAGCCGATCATCCGCGTCCGTGCACGCCTTGACGAAATCATCCGCGTCCCCGCGCGACGGAAAAAACTCGATCAGGTCCGTATTCGGATTGCGTACGAACCATCGCACTTTGCCCGACTGTTCATAATCGGGCCAGCCGTCCTTGAAGATCCACGGCTTCACTAGCTCGTGCACGAACGTGTCTGGCGTGGCCATGGCAGAAGCGCGCACGTACGGATCGAAATCGGTTCGCGCGTCGCTCGAGCGGTTACGCGTCAGGGCGATGTACCAGAAAAAGTCACCCGCGAAGTGCGGAAGCTCGTCAAACACGGCCACGTCATACGCCTTGCCGTCGTGCGTCGTCGCAGTCTGCATACCGAGCTGTGCGTGATGCAGCTCGATTGACGCACCCGTGCGAAACGTGAACGTGGGTACGGGCGAGCGCACAGGCGTACCACCTAGCGGCTTCGCGTGCGTATTGAGCAACGCCCACAGCGAACCGCCGCCGAAGAGCTGCTTTGAATTCTTGCGGAAGCCTGCGCCGACGTAGCCGGGACGATCTACCCATCGCAGTAGCTCGAGCGTGAGCCCGACGCTTTTACCGCTACCGGGCTGGCCTACGAAAAACGCAATATCTGCGTTACATTCGGCGAATTGCGTCTGTGCGCCGGGCTGTGGACCGAATCGCGCCATGCGTCACTCGTACGTCACGCATGTCGCGGCTGCGGCGCGCTGCGTTGCTGCGTTGCGTAGCAATAGCAACCCGCACACCTTGCAGTACGGCCAATGCAGCACGCGACCCGAGAAATTGTGATCGCCTGTGCGCTTCGTGCCTTGCTGCGCCATGAACGCACGCACGTTCTCTACAGGCACCCACTTAGCCGCTTTCGTCACGGGCGCGCCTTTACGGGATGCCACGCCGCGTCGCACGCGCATGGCGTTTCACCGCAGTATGCGCACATGACTGGCTGCGTATCGTCGTCTGGAAAATCTGCGAATACGACGCCGTCTCGAATACTTCGGCGCTCGGGAGCGATCGATCGACGCATCGCAGCCAGATCGGCAACGCTCTGCCAAAACTTGTTCACGAGTCTTCGTCTCCCGATTCGAGCTGCGGCGCTTCGACCACGCGCGTACGTCCGTTGCTCGGAATCTCAAGCACGAGCTTATCGATATTCGCGCCAGCGAAAGGCGAATCTTTCAGATCGCCTTCGATACGCGCCATGACTTCGACCGCGCGTAGGCGCAACGGCGGATCGGCCGGCACGTCCAGCTGCATTCCGCGATGCAACTTGCGAAACGTCATGCGCCCGCTTGCGAAATCGCGAAGCCACTTCAAACGCCCTTCGCGCGTCGTCAGCTCTTCGGCTTGCTCGTCCACTTTCGCGAGCGCGTCTGACGGGCGCGCGGCGAGCGCGGACGCTGAAGACTCGCGCTGCGCGGTCGCGGCTTTCGTAATGGACGCTAGGACGTTTGCGGGGATCTTCATGACGCAGGCGCCGACCAAAGCCGCAAACTCTTGCACGCGGCATTGTCGGAGTATTGCACACTCTCTACGTAAACGCCATACGGCTTACACTTACGCCGACACTCGATCTCGATTTCACGCCACGTACGCTCGTGTGTGACTTCGTCCGCGTCGTGCTCTGCGATGTGCTTGGCGATCACGCCTGCGATCGTCGTGCGTACGAGATTCACGCGATCGTCACATTCGAGTAGCGCTTTTTCGATGTTATCGATTCGCGTCACGACTGCGCTCGAGACGGTACGCGCCTTGCCGTCTTTCGTCGTGAGTGACTGCGCGCCGATCGGTGGATGCAGCGGCTCGGGCGTGACGATTGCACTAAGCATCGCCTCGAAGCCGAACGGCCAATAAAAGTAGATCCCAGGCTTGTCCAGCGTCTTGTACAGCTCGCCGCGCCGCAGGATGACGCCGCGCTCGTACGAGCGGATCACGGTCGCGAAATAGAAACACTCGATAAACGCGACGACTAGCTGGAAAAGTTGCTCGAGCACGGCTTAGCGCGCCTTGCGCTTCGTCTTGAGCTTCGGGGCGCGCTTGAAGCGCGCCGCGTACCAGTCGCCGGCATACCCTTCCAGGTTGACGAAACGGGTGCCGCAGCTACTGAACGCGGCCGTAATGATGTACGTTCGCCCGTAGTCGGGTTTTTGACCCTTACGCAACCGCACGCGATCGCCCACCTTGAAATTCGCTACGCTCATTTTCGCACCTTTCGTTCTTCGCATTCTGCGCCGACGTTACCGCCGACCGTGATCGTAGACTCTTCGCTCACTCCGTAATGCGTGCTCTGCCCGATCGTCTGCGACGTAGACCACTCGCGCACGCACACCGTTTTGCAACCCGCCAGCGCCGCGCAGACGGCCGCGAGCACGAACGCGGCTCGCATCACAGACCCGGATCGAAGTTGGCTTTATGGCGCAAGCGCAGGCCGTGCGCGACGACTTCGTCAGGGGTTGCGTGCCGGAAACGAGATGCGAACCAGCTGTGTTTTGACATGCCTTCAAGCAACACTTCGTTTGCGCTTGCGAAGTTGTTCTTTCGCGAAACGACGTACGTCTTACCGTACTCTAGCTTGCTGCGAGCTGGCGCACTGAACAGTGTGCATGGCTGCGCATCCACGCACACCACGATGTCACCCGCCTCAATCGGCCCCGTCTTAGCTTCGCGCTTCGGAATGCAGTTACGCCGCTCGAGCTGCGCCCCGTACGTCTCATGCACGTGCGCAATCAGCTCTTCGACGGTCCCGAAAACGGGAATGCCAAGCTCTTTCGCGAGCGCAGTTTCGTGATCACCCCCCACGCTGTGACCGGGCAAACGCAACACGAACTTGCACGCGCGCAGCCAGAAATCATCTTCGGCTTGCCATGCGGCGCCCGTACGCGTATGCACAAGCTCGCGCGTGAGCGCGTGCACCTGCGGCACGAAGCAGTGAAACGTAACGCCATCGATCCCGGCGTTGTAGAGTCGATGCGCTGCATCGATCGCGCGGCGCGCGTTTGTGACGAGATCGCCGCTCGAGTACATCGGTCCTGCGACGTATACGCCGAAGTTCCAAACGAAGCCGCTTGCGATTTCGTCAGGGCGGGAGACGAGCACGAAACGGCTTTCGCACCACAGCTGCAGCACGCCACGCAAGCGCACATATGGCGGCTCGCGCTCGAAACTGTGCAACTCCGTAACTTCGTACTCGCGTCCTGCGATAAGCTCGCCACTGTACTGGCTCGCGTCTACGCACCGAACGCGATCGCCGACCTTGAAGATGTGTTGTGTGGGCATGCGTACGTTGTATCGCGCACGCGTACACCCGTCAAGAGCTGCCGCGACGATTTCGCCGCGCGTCCTATGCGTATCATCTTTGCGTCAGGCGGCCACACCGCGACGTATCACGATAGAGGCGATCCTGTGATCCCATCCCGCCTGGCGTTTTCTCAAACTTTCTGTAGGACCATTTTTCCTCAGTTATCGATATCAAATTCTGAGTAAATTCGCTACCACTCTCTTGTATCCAAGATCTTAGGATCAGTAGGATCTATTAGAGATAACATAGTAGTTGCCTACGCTTAGCTGATCCCATTTGCGAAAACGCGCTCGGGATATCCAGGACGAACGGGATCAAAATATACCGAAAGCACCTACATAAAATTACATCACCCGACGTATATGGTAATAAATGTGTGTGTCGTATGCCGGGATCAGTAGGACGGCGACCTCGGCAGAGCGCGTGTTATTTTTCGTGATACATTGATCTATTTCGACAGACGTAGTATACAAACACGTATGAAAATCTCGAAAATCGACGCGCATTACCGTACTGCGCTAGCCAAAGCTCGAGCGCGCTACGAAGGCACGACACGACTGAGTTATCTCGCGGGATTGTCGGGCTGGTACTTGAAGCGCTACGAAGGGCTGTACTGGGCCGCCGTGCGTGACGCGCTGGACGTACTGGCATGGTGTGCGGCGCAGCCTGCAGATGCGCCTAAGAGCGTTCGCGGTACTGTGCTTCGGATAGCCGCCGAGCGCATGGACGCGTGCCGCGAGCTGGCGCAGCTCGGGCTCACACCCGACAGCTCGAAAGAGGCGCAGCTTGCAGCTATTCGCGACCGTCTGATCGAAATCCGAAACGCTGTAATGGCCTAGGCGCCGATCAGGTCGGGGTGCGTGCTAGCGCCGTACTGGCGCCGCGCGGTTACGCCTTGCAGCCGTCCGACGTGCAAGCCGCGCGAGCGCAGCGCGAAGGCGATGCGCTTACGATGGCTGCGCGCGCCAATGAAGCGCACGTGTTGATCAAGCTGCGTATTCGTCAGGTAGATCCAGTTGCGATCGTTTCCGACCTGATCCGCGTGCCAGTCGAAACCGATCACGGCTTCGCCCGATTGATCAACGCGCTTCTCCGGCACGCCGCGATCCCACAGCTCGTGAATCACCTGCTCTACGTCGCTGACTTCCATATGCTTCGACGCCACAGCAGCCGCTAGCGCGGCTTCGTCCGCGGTCAGATAGGTTTGCTCGCCTGCGCGGTATAGTGCGACTGCAGCGCCCCACAGCGTGTCGCGTAGCTCGGCTATCGCCGCGAGATCGATCGGCCGTTCGCGTGTCGCGTGCGTCTCGAGCACGTTGACGCGGCTGTTGCCGGTCATGTCTACGAACAACTGGCCCGTGTTCGTTGTGCCGCACGGGATTGAGCGACGCGGGTGATCCTTTTCGGTACGTGCGTACGCGCTGCGAAAAGTATCCACGCGAGTAGATAGAAAATTCTTCACGGCGCCTGTGCGATCGGCGCGCAAGTCTTTGTCGATTTCGTCAATGCAGACGATCCACTTACCGAGAATCAGCGCCTTGTTATCGCGGCTGCCGTCGATCTGCGCGCCTTCGAGGAACCAGTTTCGATCGGGACACAGAGCGCCAAACGTATTCGACTTACCTACGTTTTGGCTTTCCGAAAACAACACGAGCACTTCGCGTTGAATACACCCCGGCTCGAATGCGCGCTGAACGGCCGACAGTAGCCAGCGCTTACCGACCGCGCGCGCGTAGGGCGTATCGCTAACCTGAACGTGTGAGATCCAAAACAGCTCTAAGAATTCGCGAGCTTCGTCAAGCGTGCCATCCCAAACGCAGCTATCCAGGTAGTCCGTAACCGGGTTGAACACCATACCCTGCGCCAGCGTCGCGAAGGCTTCTGCGAGCATCGCAGGCGTAGCGTAAGCGTAATCGTGCACATCGGAAATGTACGAAACGGCTAGACTGTAGTCCGCGTCTTCGATCTGCCGTGGGAACGGTCGCACGTCGTCAGGACGCCATGGCGGCGCGCGCATGACGCAGACGCGCGCAGCGAATTCGTTGTAGCCGAGCACATCCGAGATATCGGGCAGCGACGCGATCGCGAAAACGTTCGCGTAGCAGCGCTCTACGCCGCCAAGCTCATTGCGTGCCAAGTCACCGATTGCTTTTGGTCGCCACGGGTCCAGCATACCCGCATCGATCGCGGTCGCTAGCGTCGTTTCGATATCGGGGCGCGGAATGCCCTGCTTACCGAGCGTGCATACCTCGATCGCCGCGTCTTCGATTTGCTGACGCGAGAGGTAGTGCGGCACGTAGCGCCCGAGATCGCGCGCGACTACGGCGAGCTGTTGCGGGTTGCCGCGTAGAATTTTCTTGGCGGTTTCGAGCTTCTTTTGCGCCTTGAAAACGTCGCGTACGTCGATACTGCCCGGATCCGCGGGCGCGGCGGGCTGTACAACGATCGTTTCGCCGGGCGGCATGCGTTTTCGGAAGCTGGCGGCGTCGGGGTAACGCGCGCGCAGCCAGCGCCCGAGCGTTCCGGCCGGCAAGCGCTCGAGGAATTCGCACGGCGTACCGACGAAAACGCCGCCCGCGGTCGCGGTACCCACGGGCGGATCGAGCTGCGCATGTTTGCCACCGTGGCAATTCCATCGGCCGTCTTCGCGTACGGCAAGGCCGTCGCTCGAGCCACACGCCGGGCATTCGTAGCGCGTAGCGCCGGGCTCGTACTCAGCGAGGATTTCGGCGTGTTCGGCGTTCCATGCTTCAAGCGCCCGCGCCGTTAGCGGATCCATGTTGTCGGGGCGTGACAACACTGCTAACGGCGCGGGCGCTTCAAACGCAGGCACGGCAACGAAATCGGATTCACACTGAACAAGCCCAATACGGGCGCTCATAGGATCGGCAATGCCGGGATCGATCAGCGGATCCGCCGTAAAGTGCGGTTGTACCGTGCGAAAAACGGACGTGTCAATCTTCAGCGGTACGTCGCGCAACCACGTTTTCAGCTGCGCGCCCGTGACGGGAACCTGCAGAAGAAACCACAAGTGCAACCGGATCCCGTCCTTGAAGCCTGCGCTACCGGATGCGCGCCAAACGTAGGACGCTGTGTGAAACTCGGGCGGCAGGCGTTCAACAATATCGGCTGCGAAGTCTGCGGGGTGGCTTGGAAACAGCCCGGTAAAGCCGGGCGGCTCGTCTACGGAGTCGAAATCAAGTAACACCCACGCCTGCGGTACTTCGATTAGATTGGCGTCTTCGTCGGCGCTTGTGCGGCGACACGGCTGCTCTGTATCAGGCTTGAGAACACCGCGGATAACACACGCGTCGCGACGGCCGCGCAGCTCGGAAAGCAGATCGAACAGCTCGAGCGCGGAATCTACGCGTCGCGGCGTATACGTCCACAGGTACGGGAGCGGGGGAACAGGATCAACGCCGTTCGTCGTGACGTGCTTGCACAGATGCGCGCCCGCGGACGAAGCGACGGTAAGGAACGCCATTGTTGGGAGTTATACGCGTGTGTGCGCTGAAATGCAAGCGGCGAGAATTCGTATCGAGCGCTCTTGCGCGAACGCGGAAGGCACGTTAGAACGGACGTACACAACGTTACGGAGGCACAATGACGACAGACGCAATCAAGGTTCCTGACCACGTCCAAGCGCTGCGCCCCGGCGCCAAGTTTACACAACATGCGAACGGCGGCGGTTGGGTTCAGGAAGGCGCGCATATTGACGCCAGTGCATACCTGGGAAGTACAGCTGCGATTTTCGACCGCGCGCGGGTGTCCGGCGACGCGCAGGTGTTCGGCGCCGCGCGGGTGTCCGGCGACGCGCAGGTGTCCGGCGCCGCGCAGGTGTTCGGCGCCGCGCGGGTGTTCGGCGACGCGCAGGTGTTCGGCGCCGCGCAGGTGTTCGACCGCGCGCAGGTGTCCGGCGCCGCGCAGGTGTTCGGCGCCGCGCGGGTGTTCGGCGCCGCG